AGCCTCTGGCGTCCACGGTCTTCGCTGCATCAGCCTTGAGTTCCGTCAGCGCCGTGCAGCCACTGGCGTCCACGTACTCCGCTGCATCAGCCTTGAGTTCCGTCAGCGCCGTGCAGCCTCTGGCGTCCACGGTCTTCGCTGCATCAGCCTTGAGTTCCGTCAGCGCCGTGCAGCCACTGGCGTCCACGGTCTTGAAACCTTCCTTGAAGCGCTTGCGGAGCGCCGCACGCGCCCGACGCTCATCCTTGGCCGCATCGTGCCACTCCGGCATCAAGTCCTGGTCGATGGAATATTTCCACGCCCGCAGGTCAGGCCATTGTTTGACCTTATTGGTCGGTCGGATTTCGACCTTAAGAATGTTAAGGCCGCCAGCGGCATTGCTCTCGTTGAGCGAGAAAGCTGTGATGATTTCGGAATGATGCTCGGAATCAGCAAGCCAATGAACGGAATCCTTGGTCAGGACGAAAGACGCGAAATTGCACATTTACGCGTCCACCTTTTCAGGAATCGAGCCAACGGGAAGCAGGGGAGCCAATCGGATGAACTCACCATTACGGCCCACCTTGTAGGTGGTATCGCCCATCTCGAATTCATCGCCAGGGTGATGGCCCTTGGTGCCGGACGTGTGCAGCGTTCCGCGTTCCCGCCTACGGAGTCGTTGGGTAGACCCTATGCTTTGTCCCTGTCCGTACTCGCGTTCATCCGTGGCCTTCAGGAGGTTGCTTTTCAGTGGCATTTACGCTGTCCTCGCTTTCATTTCCAGAATCTTGGCTCCCGTGTACTTCTCCGGTTGCGGCTCCTTGCGTCTGGTGTCGCGATGCAAAATGTCATTCGCATCCGCCAGCGAAATTCCTAGCCGCTCGGAGATGCGGGCGAGGCTCATCCTCATATCGAACAGATGAATTACCGCGCTCGCGATCACGCGCTGCTCATCCGCGGATAGCGACTGGAGTCTCTCCTTCTTCGGGCGAATCATGCGCCCCAATCGATTTGCCTTTACTTCAATGGCTTGCGGTTTTGGCTGCTGGCTTGGCATGAGGTTTCCCGGTATGGTTTTTTAAACGTCGTGCGCTTCGCAATGCTTTTCTATTGCGTCGGTGACCACGTCATTGAGACTTTTGCGTTGCTTCACTGCCAGGATCGAGGCTTGCTCCCAAAGTTCGTCGGGAACGCGTACCGTGAACGCCCTCATCAGGTCTGGCTTATCTTCGGTTTGGTTTATTTGTGCCATGATCTTGTTTGGTTGTTTGGTGAATCTGAATGGATGATAGGTTACCAAGTGCAAAGGTGTCAAGGTCACCAAGTGCAAAGATTACGGGGAAGCCCATTCAAATGTCTGAAAATGAGTCAGATAAAAATGTCAAAAAAGTTAACCCAACGGTTAACGTTGGCATCTCAATGGCTCTTGAATTAGAGGCTGAAGCATCGCGACGTGCGCGCGCAACGGGAAAGGAACCATCCAGAAGGGAATTGGTCGTAGAGGCATGGGAGTTTAGCCGAAAGATCGGTACCCAAGCACTTCCGATCCGGCCACGAATTGAGAAACCCAGTACCGCAACCCCCTCGGCGCCCTATTCCGAATCAACGAATCCGCCGTTAAGCGAATCAGAATGGGATCAGATCAGTCTGTTAGTGGATGTGCTGCGGTCTGGCGATGCGGAAGTGATTGCCGCGATCACGCAAAACCTGAAGCAGTTCAAGCGATTGGTGGCAATGGGCAATGAGGCTGCTGGCGTTGGTTCCGTCGCGGCCTCAGACAAGGCTGGAGCGGTTGAGCGCTTTATCAAAGAGGTTAGTAAGGTGTCGAAAGCTGGAAAGGGAAGGGCGGGCCGCACTGGAGGAACTGAGGCAGGAGATTCAAAACCTGTGGAGCGAACAGGAGCATGAACTTCAGGAGTTGTGGGTGGAACGTGGCGAAGGGTGAGGGTTAAATGGAAATCCTGCTGATTTGGCTAGTGTTCGGCTTCGCAGCAATGGCCGTGGCCATATCGCGTGGCGGAAATGGATTCCTATGGTTGTGCCTTGGTGTTTTATTGGGACCGCTGGGCCTTGCGATGGCGTTCCTATCGGGAGACAGGAATACGACTTGCCGATTCTGCAGGAGCCGAATTAGTGACAGCGCAGTCAGGTGTCCGAAGTGTCAGGCCGACTTGCGAGAGCAGACCATTGAAGAAGTAGTTTCCAAGGGTAAGTTCTGCGGTGAATGCGGAGCGTCGATCCCACTAAGACATCATTTCTGCGGTAGCTGTGGGGCTCCCGAAGTTGAAGAAACGATGTCTGCATGAAACCGATCCGCATCCTACTGCTTGTGATCGCCGGGATACTCGCCGTGATCGCCACGTTGATTTGGACTAAGTAGTAAGGAGGGAAATCCTTTCGCTAGGGATTGGCCAACGAAAGGATCAGGCGGAAAACTTTACTTAGTGAACCGAGATGTTACCGGACGGGTGCGCGTTGCCGTACATTGTAGACTGATGACTTGGAACGGCGGCGGCGCTTACAGTAAAACCCGATGTCATAGTTGCCACCTCAGCGCCAGTCGTTACCGTGACGTCTCGCGCGCCAAGGGTTGCCCCGCCTGCGATGGTGATATTCAGCGTGGCGTGGGTGGCGTCCGATACCGTGGTGGTGTTCACCGTGATCCCGGTACCCGAGAAGCTCCCCACGGATGTTCCGTTAACGAAGTTGGTAGATGTGCCGACGATGGCCACGCTACTGATAGTTGTGCCTTGCGCGCCGGTGTTTGGCGTCACCGAGGCGATGGAGGGCGTTGGGGCACCCGAGGTGAAGGCCAAGGTGACCATGGAGTGGGCCGGGATGCTGTACGTGCTGGCTGCCGTCACTGTGGAGACCGCCGGGGCGATACTAATCGTGCCAGCAACTTCGTTCGTCGCATTCTCGGCCGCGCTGATAAGCGTTTGCGTCATCGAGCCGGACGGGACGTTTCCGCCCCACGTCACCACTTGGGCATTCGTAGGATCAGCGTTGACCGCGACGATACAGCGACTCGTTCCGCTCTTGAATGCCCACATGTGCGCGTACGGAACGCCATTCAGGGCGTTATAGCCATTTAGCGCCGCGCTGTTGAAGGTGTTGCGTGAGGTCCATGCCCCGCCGTACTCGGTGCCGATGATGCACTGGTTAGCCGCGCCCTGCATGACTTGAACGGGACGTTGTTGATTGTTCCCGCCCCCATAGCCGATACCGATTCCCCATATGGGAATGTTCCCTAGACTGCAACAGGCTTGGTCCACATACTGCATAAAATTCCAGATGTTTTGGGGGGCATTCCATGCTTTCATGATTTCCATGTAGCCGATTACTTGCGCCAATCCCGAACCCTGCGCCGAAACATCATTGGACATTTGAGCATTGTTGACGGTGGTGGTGCCGCCGAAGCCCTGCTGGCTGTCCTGCTCCTCATAGATGTTGATCGGGACAACCCGTCCGCTTCCAGCGATCAGGGCGGTCATCACCGCGCCATTGCCGTTGGTTGCATCGTTGATATATCCCCACGTAGTAGCGACCTTGGCGGTCCACTCCGTCGTTGAGTTCGTCGTGGTCATTCCGTCGACAAGATACGTATAGCCAGACTGGGTAATCGAGTCATGGCCGGTCGTGTCTGCTTGGTGATTGGCGTAGCACGGCCCGAAGGTGCTGTTGTCGCCCTGCCGACAGTTCAGCACCATGTCGAACTTGCCCGAGGTGTAATTGGAATTTGCCTTCATCGCTCCAAAGGTGTATTTGTCTAGTTGACCCATCTGAATCTGATAGATAAGGTTCTGTCCGGTGAAACCGCCAGCACTGTTCCAGGATTCATCCCCAAGCTCGAGGTGGATCTTATTGAACAGCGAGGTAAAGGTGGTTTGCGCGTAGCCATTTGCCGCCAGCCATGCGTTCCGTTTCGCTCCGTATGTGGTTGCGCCACTCCCGGCAAGGTAATCGATGAGGTTGCTGGCGGATGTGTTATCGAACCAAGTCGGTACGGAGATGAACGGGTCCGCCCCATGAAATACGCACAACTCAAGAAACTCCGGAAGGGATTGAATTTTACCGTCAGCAGATCCTGGATATTCATTGAACCGTGCGATCGCATGGCCGTCTGGATTCGAGATCCAATTATCAAGCGTCTCGCCGGTGTTTCCATCCCATAGGCGAAGCGTTCCGGGCTTGAAATTCGTCAGCGCCGTTACGATCGCATCTCGGTAGACGGTGGTGTTTGCCCCGTTTGTTCCGGTGAGCTGGAATACCTTTACATTCTTGAGAAGGTAAACGCCCTGCGTTGCCGATGTCGAAAGTAAAAATCTGATCTTCCCGCCCGCGGCCGATGCTGCCGTTTCAGCCGGCGTAAAGTCTTGCGTGATCGTCTGCCATCCTGCGCCTGCCGTCCCATTCGGCGTAATAGTGTACGGGTTGCCCGCGAAATTGGTTGTGAATCCAGTCCCACCATATCTGGCGATGCTCGCGTTCACTGTGCAGGTTCCCGTGCAGGAGGTTGTCTTGATCTGAAATTGCACGCGCCACGTGCCGCCGTTCATGAGCACACCGGGAGAGTCTCCGCCGCCGCCTGTATCCACCGATACCTCAACGTTGGATTGTGAACTGGAGTTGGCCGAGTTGTCTATCTTAAGCGCGTAATGCCCGGTGCTTCCCGGAGGAAGGTCGGTACTCTCAAGGCTACCGACACCTCCCGAACTACCCTGATAGTCTCCTGAATTGAAATGATTGACGCACGAAGAAGAGCAGGCCGCTGGAGCGCCAGACGTCGTAATGCCGATCACGTCTCCGTTTTGGATGGCCGCTCCGCATGTTGTACCAAACGAGAATTTAATCAGTCTCCCGCCGTTGCCATTGCTATCGGAAGTAAGCCCTAGACCGGTGGCAAGCTGGAGTTGAAAGGTTGTCCCGGTGACATTGAGCAAAGCCCCGATTACTGGGTTGTTGTTATTGCCGTATCCGTTCTGGGAGAAGCCGCCGCCTTGACCGCCATCAATCGCAACGTAGTCACCATTAGCCCACGATGCCGGGAGCGCGCTCGAATTGGTGTAGGTGGCGACTCCCGTTCCATTGTTGTATGTGGCCGTCAGGGTGTTGTGAACCGATTGCGCGCCTTGATAATTCCCAGTGATTGAACCAGTACAACCGCGCGCCGCTCCCGCACCTCCACCGTTGGTATTTGCCACCAAGACTGTGAAGGTCCCTCCGGCGAAGAAGTTCAGCGGGATTTGAGAGTCATAGAGATCGCCCTGATGGATGTTGTACATCGAGCAGGAAGTGGTTGTTCCCGCCCCGCACGCCCATAGTTGCGAGGTGACATACCCCTCCATCTGACCATTGGCCGGATAAAACAGATCCTTCCACGGCTGACCCACTCCAGAAACGGAAGTTTGCGCGAAGTTGATGCCGGGCCGTAGCGGCGTTGCTTGAACCGTAGTCGCTTCGGTGAGTGTGTAAGTCTGCTGTGCGGAGAGAGCCCCGCACAGAACCAAGCAGAGAAAAAGCGCTCGCATTACGCGCCCCTCGCCGCCAGACAGCGAAGATCGTACGTGCCGGTCGTGGTAGCGCTACCCGCGTAGGTGATATTTCCCGCGCCGACGATGATAGGTATGTTTAGTCTGGCGAGTGAGCCAGCGGCTCCCGTCATCGCCAGTGTCATCGTGGCATCTGTTTTTGCCGTTGCATTTCCGTCTGTCCAACCGATAGTCACCGTGAGCGTGCCGGTGCCAGTGGTGTGGACGTTCGCGTAACACTGGACATTCCAGAACTCACCGGTATTGCCCTGCCATGCCGCGAGGGTCGTGGTAGTAATTGCGGCCGTCCCGTGATTGCTGATGAAGTTCGAATCGCCGTGGATAGCGTACAACCCAAGACCACCGGTGCTGTTTCCGTTGAATCCAGTGAGCCTACCGTTGGTAGAGAATCCATTGTTGATGCCCGTCATCAGAGTCGTGCAGTTCGTAATCTTTGGATTCTGGAGATTCCATGCCGTTCCGTTGTATGCAAAGTAATGAACTTGACCGTTGGCAAGGGTGTCCAGGTCGCCGTTCTGCAAAGATTGGCTCCCGTTCCCGTTACAGATAATGATGTTCTTGACTCCGGTGCCGTTCACATTCAGAGTAGGGGCGCCCGTGGAGTTCGCCGCTGTGGTTGTCATCCCAACCACAGCACCGGTTGTCAGGACAAACCCGCTTGGGGCGTTGGTATATTGCGTTCCGTTGTTCGTTGTGTCTGCCGCGAAGGGAACCCCTCCACCAGAGCCACTACCGCAAGCCGCGCCCGCTGTGGTCTGAGTTACCTTCCCGGAGGCAACAACATACTTGACGCAATCGTTATTCGCCGGCGTGCCCGTTGTGAGCGGCACGATCCCGTCCGCCCCGTTATAACCGTGATAGTTCAGGTTCGTTGAATCGAAGCCGATGGAGCCATTGGCCCCGGCCGTGAATGCGGCCTTGACCGGAACCTTGAAGGCATCGGCCACGGTCGAAGCGCTGAAGTCCGCCGTACCGGCCGCCGTGAAGGTGTTGACACCCGCGAGCCCTACCAGCGTCCCGCTGAATGCCGGATCAGTGACGGTAAGGGCCGATGAAGTGTTGGCCGATTGATGGAACGTGGAGCCTGTTCCGCCACCAGAAGCCGGTATCGATATTCCAGGGAGCACTCCGCTGCCTGTCGACTGAACTGTGCTGACCAGGTTGGCGTTCGTTCCGTCAGACAGAGAAATCCAGTTCACGCACGTGTTGGCCGCAACGGAGAAGGGGGATGCCACGCCGAGAACATTGGTGGGCAGGTAAGCCGTGAAGGGGCCGCCAGCGCCAGCGCAATAGGAGAAGGTTGCATACTGCCCGGCCACAAGCCCGGTGAGTGTGCCGCCGCCCGTACCTACCAGCATGTTGCCGGTCAGCGTGATGTTGACGATGGTGTTTGTGTTCGAAGATGCCGTTACGGCCGGAGCGCAATTATTACAAGTGGCGAATGTTACCGTGTTTGGCTTGGTCGCGCGGTTCGCCCCGTTCGATTTCATTGGCGTCCGCACATCCACATCTTGGCTGAATTGGGTAGATGCGTTCACCCCGTACTGGTATAGGGGAATCCATCCTGGCTGAGCAGTCCCAAGCGCCGTGATGGTGCAAGTGGCCCCGGTTCCGACGCACGTAACGGTTACACCCGTGGGCGTTGTCACCTGATACACTCCAGCCTCATCGATGTAGAGATTAACGAAGCCGGTCGTTCCCGCCGTAACGGTAATAAGAGCCGATCCGGTAACCAAGGAAACCGCACCAGTGCCGTTTACGATTACACAGTTAGCGGAGCAGTTTGCTCCGATGGTCCTGGAAGTAACTGATGTGTCCTGATTCTCAAACATGTTTCCGGGAACGATCCCGTGATTGCTTCCGGGCGTGGCCGTTAGCCAAACCGCATTGTTCAAAATGGTGGAACTGCCGGCCCCGAGCGCACTCAGTCCGAGACCTGCGTTGCCGATCCAGAAAGAACAATCCGCCGTGGTGTTTCCGAAGCCAGCCGATGAGCCATTCGTACCGAAGCAATAGTTGTTCTTGGCTCCCATCTCGACGATAAAGCCCGATGTCCAACCGGGCGTCCATCTAGTTGCAAAGTCCAGGTAGACATTGGCATTCGCTCCACTCCCGAAGGTCGCCGCTGACACCGTAGAACTGTCTAGAGGAATCTGGAGTTTTGGCGTGGTTATTGCTGGCCCAAAAAACGTTGTAGTCAGCGTGCTGCTATCGGCGTTGTACATCCCCTGGAATGTGGATTGCGGGAGCAGGGTAGCAAGCGAACTGTTCGCGGCTAACGTGCCATTGACGTTCCACATATGGTATCCGCCGCCGGTCAGCAGGATCGAACCAGCGGTTAGGCCATACGCCTCAATCCGCGTTGCGGATGGCCCCAGAAACCATTGGGTATATCCGCCTACTGCAAGGCTGGTTTGTGCATCGTTCATTTCGGCAAGGCCACCATACCAGCGACTCTCGTTGGCATATATGCGCGCCCCGAATCCAGGGCATGAGTCGAACTGAGGACCATACCATTGATCGCCGATACCGCTATCCCGAATGCAGGTATTGCCTTGGATCGGGTGCGGTCCATGATGAACCCATGCCCCCGCGAAATCGCCGATTGCGGCATCCGTTCCGAGCGAGCTAGTGGTTACGTTGAATGTTCTTCCGTCAGTCGTACTTGCGATGTATAGACCATATTCGATTGGCGCTATATCGTTCGCCACGATGTAGGCCGAACCCACGCAGCCAGACGAGCCAGACAGGGTAATGCTGGTCATGGAATACGCGCCCGCTGAACCGGACGAAGCACCCGTGATAACAGGTGGCGTAGTCGAACACGCCACGGCACCCGTAGCTCCCGTACCGTTCACCGTCACAGACGAGTAGACGTTGGCGGTAACCGCTTGCCCAGTGACTGAGCAGGTAGCGGTACCGTTCACGAGGTTCGCTGTCGTAACCGCCCCAGTGTAGCCATCGGAGCCCGCCCCGAAGTCCAATGAGATCGGCTGCCCGGTGGTGATCGTGTTCACGCCAGTTAGGTAGACGCGCCCGGTTTGCCCGGTTCCGCCACCATTGAAAGTGTTGACGATGCAGTACTGATCGCGCGTCCCCGTGACCGTAGCGGTTCCGGCCATCACCGCCGAGATGATCTTGTTGAAAAACGGCTGATTGATATAGGAGTTGAGGCCCGTGAAAGTGCTGTACGTTCCGTTGATCGATCCACCCGAGGGCGTGATCGCCGCTACGTGCGCCCATGATCCGGGCGTGCGTCCATTGGCCTTGAGACTTACGTCTCTCAAGGTGACTTCGTAGCCGCCAGCGTTGTAATTCCCCGCTCCCCAATTGTCGCCCTGGAAACCGTTCTGCGGCCCGAGTTGGAACGAGTTATTGTAAACGCCAGTTACATAAACCCCTTGAAAGGTGATTGAGTGGGAGTTGTAATTTGAAAGGCCATGAGCAGCAAACGAATTGATATTGTTTGCGTTGTTGTTGCCGATCAAAGAGAGGTTCCATACCCCAGCTGCCGTCCTCGGGCTGGCGGTCGTCTCCGGGTAAGTGATAATGGCATCGCAAACGCGCGGGTAATTAGGGATCGTTCCGGTCGCCCGGATCTCGCTTGAGGATGGATTGTTGTTGGATGATGCCTCTCCGAAGTACATCAATGTCGGAAGCGTGGAATCCGTGGGCATACACAATCCGTAGTTGGTCAGGTTGACGCCAACCACGTGCATCATGCCTACTTTCAGGCCACGCGCGTTGAGATCCGCGAGGGCTAGGTAATGTGCGCAATCGGCATTCGCTGGTGTTTTGTTGGTCGTTCCGTCCGATCCCGGAATAGGCCACCAATGGACAAGGTCGCTAGATTGAGTAGACAGCGAAGTGAACGGAGACGGACCTACGAAGATGTAAGTCACGCCGTCAGTCGAATTGCCAACGGCCTGACATCCCGTCGATAGAGTGGGTGGATTGTATACGGTACCTGCTCCGGGAAATGAAGTCCAGGAGACGCCGGCCGGATACGCCGCCATCTGATAAACGGCGTTGGAGCGCTGGGCGCTGCTGATGGCTGATTGCATTGTGCCGCTGCTGGTTACGTTCGGGATGGTCAGTGTGTGCGAAACGTTGTCTTCCTGGAAGTTCCCAGTATCCGCCGCGAACGTGCCGCCATTGATCTGTACGTCCGTCGCCACACCTCCCGGAGACGTGCTCCCTCCCGTCCCGCAAGCTGCGCCCGCATCCACCGTGTTCCCATTTGCGTCAAATTTAACGCAATTGTTGGATGTAGTTGTGCCGGTGCTTAGCTGGACCTTAGTGCCGTTGCCCTGCGCCGCCGTGACGCCCGATCCGCCATTAACTACCGCAGCCACGCCGGTGATATTCGCGGCGGTCCCGGTTGTGTTCTGGTTCAAAGTGGGAAAGTCAGAAGCGATCGCTATCGAGGGCACGCCCGTACCAGTTGTATTTTTTACGATCCCGGTCGCCAACCCGGATAATGCCGTGCCATTGATTCGAGACACTGTAGTGGCCAGTGAACCAGCCGTGTTCGTCATGTCGCCCGTGTGCGCTGGCTCGTTGCCTGCTGGGAGAGCTCCGCTCAATATGGACGATGCAATGCTCGTTATCCAAGCCGGATTGGAATAGGTGGTCGAACTGATGATGCAGGTTGCGCAAGCAATTGCTGGAGTGGCGCCGCCCGTCGATGAGATAGGGCCGGTACCGGAAACGGCGGATACCCCACCGCCAGCCGCTGCGTTGCCGGTCTGTCCTTGCATCTGCCAGTGCGTCCCGTCGAACACAAACAGGCTCTGCTGGTTCACCTTGAGGTCATTGGCCACAAGCGGCGTGAACGTTCCGCCCTGTGTCGTCATGGCCACCGCGGAACTCGCATTTACGTTCAGGGTTGCCGCGCCGGTGTTAGCCAGGTTCGCCTTGAAATAGATTGCATCGCCATCTGCCGGCACGAATGTCGGGCTGGTTGTGCAGGCGTAAACCGTGGCCGAACTGGAGCTGACAACGCAGGTTGATGGCGCGGAAAGGTTGTGCGCGTTGGATGATCCGGGTGTCCCCGCACCGTTGGTTGAGATGACATTGATGTTGCTAGGAAGGCTTGCTGCGCTGCCACTGGCGAGCACCCAAGACACGCCATCCGCCGCGCACTCGTAGACGTTGGGAGGAACGGTTGGAGTATAGATGACGTGCTGTCCTGCCCGGCACCGTCCGGGGAAGTCGCTAACCATTGGAAACGGGATAACTACGGCCGCTCCTGAGTTGTCCACGGTCTGCTGTCCATACAATTCCCCGAGCGAGCAGGCGAGGATTACAAGCAGCGCAAAGCGCCGCATGGCGGTTCTGGTTTTCATTTGGGTCTACCTTTGGAAGAAGTTGGTTAGTCGAGAAGTTCCCAGCAGATTGCTTGGGCGTTCGCCGCGAGATCAGCGGTCGCGATCAGGAAAGCGGCACGTTCATGCAGCCGGGAATAAGGTTTTCGTTCAATCGATTCGATAGAGTTGGCAAGGCGTTCGAGCGGAACCGTTCTTATCTTCGGAGTCTGGCGGACATCATCGAAGGAGATCGCCCGCAGCTCGCAATCCGCGGCATCCTCCAGGATCTTGGCGCGAGCGCAAATACGCTCATACATCGCGCGTCCGGCCTCACAATCCCGGATCGCGAACACAAGCGAAGTGGCAGCGGCATGGGTGGCCTCTTGCAGTCTGCTTTGCATCAAGAGGTCACGGGCGTAGCGAGTAAGGCTTTCAGTTCGCTGACCACTTGTTCCTTTACGATGTTCTTGCCAGGGCAATTCTTGTGCGTCGTCTTGGGATCTTCCTTGTGGAGCCGGAGCAAATCAGGATTCAGCCCGCCCCATTGGTGGAGCGCCGCCAGAGCAGCCAGCGTGTTCCGCTGCACGCCAGTACCGAACGACTCCGAATCGTAATCGCCCACCACTTCCACGCCCCACGAAACACCGTTCCATGAGGGCGAATGAACGCCCGGCACTTTCAACGGAGTGAATACCCAGATGAGATCATCGGCCACGAACAGATGGGGGCCGGCAGACCACTTCAGTTCATCGCGGTAGTAGTGCTGGAGATTCTGCATTCGATCGGCGATGGGCACCGAGTGCCATTGGTCGAGCCGCGGCGCGAACGTGTTGTGCAGAACGACGAACAGCGGGTGCCATGCGTTCATCTCAACCGTCTCCAGGTAATCCGGTAAGGATTCGGCGGTGAAGCCTCTCGCCACAATCCCCTTCCACTTACTCATCGGTAATTCATTTCGTAAGCTCTGGCGAGACTTTTCCAATCGGCCAATAACCTTCTTGATTCACGGACGTCAGTCATATGGGATTCAAGGGCCTCGATGGCTATGTGAAGATCGATATCCAACTTGTTCAGTGCTACGCGCCGAGCATGACGGGCACTGTACGCCGTCGCTTGCTGGCGAAGCATGGCTTCCAGTGGAGCGTTGAACGCGTCCCTCCGGCTCTGTTCGAGATGCATTTGCATGAGAAACTTTGGATCGTTCGAGAAAGATTGGGCATTCGCGATCGCAACGGCAATCACGATAGAGATGATGAATCTGCGTAAGCCGGTCATAATGGTTTGTGCATTACTTTCTGGCGATCTGTGAATGTCTCGCCTTGCTGACTGGACTACGCAGTCCCGTGGTTCGCTGTCGGTATCCTCTATTCCTGGCTACGCTGTTGCCTTCGGCTGTGCTTGCATGGCTCTACCATCCCGATTCCTACTCATGGCTGCGCTCGGTATGGCTGCCCGTGTCCGCGGGGCTAGCTCTGTTGAGTTTGCTGGCCTGCATCGAGGCAATTCACCGGCAAAGGATTCCGGGATTGCTCACCACGTCTTTAATGTTGGGAATGTTCGATGCTTCGTTGTGCGAAGTGTCTTTTGTGCGGGATGGGCTGACTAACTTTGTGCAGATTCAAGTACTGATTCAGATCGCTTGCGCGTGCTCACTCATTACCGCCTGGATCGCACCGAGACGAAAAGCCGAGACACGCGGGCCGCACCTGACGATCCTGACCTTATCGTGGATTCCTACGCTGATTTGTGACGTACTGTGGATGGTGCCGCCAAAATGGAATGATTCACTTTGGCGGAATTGCGGAGACGCCAATATGCTTGCCATCGGCTGCTGCTATATTGCTTGGGCTTGGGTGGTATTTATTCACCCTCGCTTCGATTTGGCGTACCGCAATTTCCAGCCTATCCAGCCGTGATTCGCGCTTGGATTGATGAACGCGGTAAGCGCTCTTGGCTGCGTAATATATTGCCGCGACTCCCAGAACTATATTCAACGCTGGAGCGTGGAAAATCACACGTTCAGCGTATCATTTAATCGCGTAAAGTGTGTGTATTTTTACCTTGGCGCGCCGGGCGGAATGGGCGGACGCTTCGGCTCCGAGAGTGCCTCGATCACGGCTTGTTCGGCTGCTGCCCATGCTTCCTGAACGGGTGTTCTTAATTCAGAAAAAGGAGGGAGCGGAAATGTCAATACTGTCGGGACTTCGCACGCATTTGCCCGATAAGCCTCGTAAGCTACTTCACCTTTTTGTTTCATAAACAGAACATCCTTTTTTCTTAATCTCCAGACTTTCCGCCGCCCCATGCGAATTGCTTCCGGGCTTCTTTTTCAAAATCTCTGTACCAAGCTTCGAGCGGCTCCACGCGCAGAACGATCAACGATAGAGATTTCTCGATATCATCCAACCGCGAATCCAGTTGCTCGGTAGTCTGATCCCGCGCCTTTTGCACATCGCGCCGGGCTCTCCACAAACTGACCGAGAACGCGCCCAATGCCATCAGGGTCGCAGGGTTGATTGTCCAATCCACAACAGGCATTCAGTTGCCTCTCTGTTCATTCTCAGCGGTGACTTCGGCCCGCCCTTCCAGTTTACCCTTTGCCTTCTCTGATTCACCAGTTACTTTCAAGAGAGCGTCTAACTTCGAATTAGTGTGCCTTTCCAATGCGTTCATGGCATCCTTCGTATCGGAAACTACATTCTTAGTCTGCGCAACTGCAACCTGAGTGATAGCAATCGCGTCCTGATTGTTCTGGGTCAAGGCAGTATTTGTATCGATTTTTTCGGTAGCGCTGGTAATCGCGTCGTGGTTGTCCTGCGTTAATGCCGTGTTGGTATCTAGCTTTCCGGTTACTGTGTTGATTCCCTTGTTCAGTCTGAGACGCTGGTCGAGGTATCCAAACACTACCGTTACGATCGTCACTAGCTCGGCGCCCAGTTCAAGCCAGTCTTTCGGGGTGAATTGATTCATTGGATGGTTACCGTGAATGCCTTTGCGTCTTTCATTTTTACGGCCACCAGAGAATTTCCGAAACATCCGCCCTCTGGCAGAACAACAGTGCCCATCAGCAGATCAGCAATCCCGGACGGCGGAAGATCGGGCTGCAACATCCCGCTGATGATCTGAGCAATCTGACCAGCAACCAGCGCGCCTGTGAGCCAGCTTGATCCGGCACGGATGGCCCCGCCCGCAATCAACACGGCCGTACCGTTGCCTGCGATCGAGACACCGTTACTGAGAATTACCAAAGGATCGCGGCGTCTCGATCTGGAATACTGCCATTGCGCGTCAGATACGGCAAGCGGGGAGATCTTCGTTGATGCTGCCTGATAGACCTTGCCCGAGTCCAGGTTTCTCTGTGGCCCGGCATTACACGTCCAAACAGACCAGCGCTGCGAATGCCTGGTAAGTCCGGATCCCGGCGAGAACGTGACGGTGACTTGCGCCGCCAGTGAGCATGCGAAGGTCAGCAGGCAGAATAACTTCATGGTCAAACCGCAGTCGGTGCGGCCGGGGTGCCGTTGTGCTCATTCACGGCCGCCACGATTGCATCCAGAATCTTTGTCTCCAGATCAGGAGTTACCTTGGCGGCCGGCACGGTCTGCGCCAGCGTGAACAAAAGAGGATCGATGATCGACTTCAGCAGAACGGTCGAGAGCGGCTGGTGATCCTTTGTGAACAGAAGGATTTGCTGGACGGCTGACAGCGCAGCAAACGCAAGGGCGATGTAATTGAAAATGTTCATTGTTTTCCTTTTTCGGTTAGACGTAAGTGGAATCGACGCTCTGATCGGAGAGCACAATAACGGCTGAGGCTGCAATCTCCGCGGTAGCAAATGTCATAGTGTTGGGTCCGGCCCATTCCGAGCCGAAGAAGATGTACCCGGAGACTAGTAGCGTTGAGGCCGTCACGAACTGAGTCGGATCGGTGATGCTGAGAATTGTGGTGGGCATTAGGATATGGCCGTCACGATCCCGTTGACGACAGTCACAGATACGGGAGTGCCGACAGTCGCCGTCGCGCCGTTGCCAGCGTGCAGCGTAGCCGCATTCAGGGCAGCCGGGACAGTGACATCGCGCGTTGGGATGTGAATCGTTAGCGCTGGATTCTTGGTGGTTCCGGAGTTCGTCGATACGAGGATTTCAAGATCTTGCGCCGATGTGTTGCCGTGGAAGAAGTAGGCTCGATTCGCCGTGATGTCATTGCCGATCGGTAGCAGGTTCCCCTGCGTTGCTCCGTCGCCGAAATAAAGCATGGCAGCGAACACGTGGCCGAACACGTCCCACGTAAGCACGGGCGCGAACGAAGATCCCGAGTTCGAACTGCCGTAGAATCCCGCAAGATTCTGGAAGAAGCTGAACGCCCGCAATTGATGACGCCCCGTGGAAACCGGAAAGCCAAATGGAAGAACCGGCCCTAGAGATGAGCCATCGCCCACCTTCAGGAGCCCAATTTGTACCCCGCTGTTGTCCGCCTTCATGCCCAGGCCTGAGTGGGTGTAGTTAAAATCGTAGGAGCCGGACACGCCCGAGCACGCGTACACGTTGGGAAGGTTGCTGGACTGATAGATACTTAGGTTGTAATTGTTGTCAGCGAACCCGGTCATTGCGTCGAACACGTTGTACGCTTTCGAGTACGCCGAGATGTTCCTTATTTTGCATTCCTGGATGCCGGAATCGACGTAAACCATATCGGTCACGTTGTGGTTTCCGAAGGAGAAATTTAGATCCAGCGGGTTCAAAGAGCCGATCATCACGCTTTCATAGTGCTGGGCCGATTCGATGAAACCCTGCTGGAGGTCCGTCCCGATTCCCCATACGGAGTTGAAACCGCCGATATTGACAGTGCAATCGTGCAGGGAGTTTGTACCGGCCGGGCTCAGCGCTTGAATCCCATATGCCTGATTGGCGGGGCCGACCACGATGGCCTCACCGATCGGATGGGTTTGTGTTGGCGCGCATGAGATGGTGGTGTCGTTGACTACCAGTGTCGAGTTAGACATCCGCTCAGAACGTACCGTATTGAAGCCCATCCAGATTTCAGTGACGCCATAACCAACCAGCCCATCACCAGCAGTGAAGCCGGTTTTGTTCACTGCAACGTTTTGGACGCCCGCCGCGGTGACAACATTTGTGGGAGTCGCACCCGTGTAGGTCAGCGTAAAGGTGAGCGTGTGCGCCCCGGAGTTGATCGCCGTGATTGCGTACGGGCCGTAGACCCCAAACACCCCGCTGATAGCCACCTGCCCGCCAACGGTGAAGCCCAGCGTTGCCGGATCGACAGCGAAGCCGATAATGACGCTTCCGCCGCTCGGTGTCCATGTGGTCACGGTGCCGACAATGGGTGTTACCGCTGCCGTTACGCGAATCGGGAACAACGGGAACGAATCCCAACCGGAGCCGCCCGGCATCCATAACCGCGATGCCGCCGTCTCGCTCGGATTGACGAATACAAAGCCGCGCTTGCTGTGCTGGAATACCTGGATGCGCGCCAAGATGCATCCCTCTTCTTGGCGCTCGAACACAACGTTTGTCGCGCCCGGAACGGACATGCCGTTCACGGTAAGGTCATGGGCGCCTGAACCAAATCGATCGAATAGTTGGAGGTCGCCCAGAACAAGCTGGGGCTTCAGGTCGATCCCGTTAACTACCATGCTGGCTGGCGTCATCGTCGGATCGAAAACGATGTTCACGGCCTGCATGGAATTGTTCACGACCATTCGCACCACGGACGAATTGATCGTGTTGAGAAAGAGGTAATTCCCCTTGGAGAACAGAACGCCATGCCCGCCTTGCCCGTTGAATTGCGGCCCGGTAAATTGCTGCGGGTTTTGCGTCAGCGATGAGACCATGTTGGTCCATGCGCCATCGTTCGCCGTCCCGAAGAAAGCATTCTGAAATCCGGTCACGCCCGTTACCGTTGTGGTCGCATTGGTCGATATCGTGACCGTGCAGGGATCGATATAGCTCGCGATCTGGGACGTTAGCCCCTTGCCAAACGTAGTCAGGCTTCCCCATGCGATACCGGATGCTCCTGGATTCGCGCTGGCGAACCCAATTCCGTAGAAAGCGAACGACAGAGGGGCGAACAGGGTTGCGCAATCATGCCCGTAATTGAAGCCAGTCGCCGTATTCGGTTGCAGAACGTGCGCGGCCACGCCGCCAGAGACGTAGGTGCCGCCGTATGTTCCCGTGACGGTTGCGGATGTGGACGTGACCGCCGTGATCGGGAACACGCCAGTGAGCCCGGCAACCTGAAGGACGGAAAGTTGATCGCTGACGGAGAACCCATGCCCCGCGTTCAGGCCGATAATCAGCGAGCCGCCGGACACCGTGATGCTGGTAATGTCGCTGCCATAGACAATGGTGCGCGTGCCGCTTTTTACCGCCGCATGGGACGCGCCGCCGTAGATCACAAAGGCGACGGGGTTGAGGAATCCCGCTTGCCCGATAGAGAACGTACCGAACTTGATCTTCGTTCCACCCTGGGACGGAATGATGCTTTGGTCCGTGACCGTCAGTGCGGTATGCGTCAGCCCGCCGTTGGTTCCGTCATCGCTGAGCCCGCCCTGCGTGTTGGCCACTACCAGGTTGTCCACGGTCGGCCCTGCGCCGGGGATATAGACGTACTTCGCCGGATGTGTCCGCCCTTGGGAGTCCACATATCCGCCGTCATTGGGCACGAAGATGACGCATTCAATCGTGACGCCCGAGAGGTGTGTCTTGCCAAATACCGCCGTGATTGACGGCGTTCCGGTGCTCGACGTGGGGAATATGATTTCCTGATCGGCCGCACCGCGTGCCACCACATAGCCCAGAGCGTTGAAGGATTGTGTTCCAGCGTTGAAGATTGCAAGGCTGGCAACGTTGACCGTTTGAGATCCGGTCGAGGTTACGGCCGACGTAGTGGTGGTTGAACCAGCGCTAGCGGTAACGGTTGGACTGCCGGCCGTTGCCGATATCGAACTGACCCAAATCAGATCGCCCTGCGCACCACACATGCCCGGACCGAGCTCGAAATCGGTGAACGCGGGAGATTCTCCGGTCTTGCTCCAGAGATTTCTCGCATCGGCCGGACTGGGTGACAGAAATATCGAATGTGGGTATTGTGTTGGCATGTGGCAAGAAAAAGCCCCGCGTTTCCGCGAGGCTTAGGTGGTCGAATTGTCGGGTTGAGTATTTTACTTAGAACTGAATGCCGGAGCCCGGACCTAGAAGATTCTGGACTGGGATGTAGACTTCCCGGAATGGCTGATACTGCGATGGCGCTGTCTTGCCGTTCACATCCGCCGTCGATACCCGGATGAGAAATTGCTGCTCCAGCGTCGTTACGGCCTTGGTGGTTGCGATTTCGCTGTACGCGCTGACCGTTGGATCTGGTGAATCAAACGGCTTTGTTGCATATGAATACGTGATCGTTGGCGACAGGACAATGAATACCGTAGTGATGTCCGGCATTACCTCCCAAGAACCATTGATAGTAAAGGTGGTGTTCGTGTTCGATGCAACCGTCTTGGCTGGATATCCGACCCCAGTACCGGCGATGATGAGGATTTGCCGCCCGGCTTCCTCGTTGACATTAAAGCCGGCAGGCTCCAGAGCGTTAACAAAGTTGGGATCGCCTATTGTGTTCGCGCTTACGATCGATGCCTGCGCTCGCATCACAACGATGTCGCCGGGATTGAATACCAAGGTGCCCAGAACCGTGATTGACGTTGCGTCATTAGACACTACGGGAGCGTTGATGCCGGGCTGGTCGCCTAGTGTTGGGATTGGACGGTAGTACAGAGACAGCGTGTATCCGGCCCATTGATTAACACCCCAACCGGTTCCATGGGGCATCGTCAGTTTAGTTCCAAAAACCCCTGCCGTGATCGTGACCAGAGTAGCCGTCGCAACAGCATCTCCAAACACGCCGCCGTGGAATATATCAGTCTCTTCGACTAGGAATTTATTGAAATTCACATCTGGCAATCCAAGGCCTATGATGCTCGGTATCTTGTTGATGACAAACATGGTGTCATTGCCGAACGCATCCGGCGTGCTGCTGGTCCAATTTCCAATGTTCGTAATGGACGACATCTGCATGGCGGATGCGCCCGCGAATAGAGTCACATTCGGCGCCGCCACGTTATCCCTCCATTGAACACCCGACAATGTGATCGTGTTGGTATTGGTGCCGACCGGGACAACGCATGAACTGAACAGAGATGCCGGGCCGCTCGCCCCATTCGGGCTCAGGGAAATGAAATAGGTTCCCGGTTTGATACTCCCGCCAGTTGGCGCTGTCGCGCATTGGAGAGGTAGCAATGGCGCAAGCGTGATTTGCTGCGCATTAACCGGAACGAACCCCCCCACTTTCACCTGAGTTGGATAGGACGATGGATCAACTACCAAATGGAAGCTGGACTGGTTTGGATACAGGACATCGTTTGGACTCCATGTAGTCTCGCCCGGTCGCCACGGATAAGGAGGACGATCCGGCGCGAACAGCAATGGATTCCGATGGAATGCACCCGGATTCTGACCGTACGCATACGTGTACCACTGATCCTGGTGCCATGCTGCTTTCACATTCCAGCTTTCGCCGTCAGTGTCAGGTTGAACTGAAAGAATGCGAACAGACTGAGGAGCGGAAACACCCACTCCCAATGTCTGCCACGTTAAACCGCAAATTAGCCCTATTCGCGATGCTAAATGCAATACGCGATGATTCGTTTTAAACTCGAAGTACAATGTTCCCCCCGCATCGTTTCGGAAATTCCCGAACAACGCTTCGGCTAACTGAACGTTTGATACGCGAGTCGCTTGGTCGAAATTAGGAACGCCCAGTATAGGAACGGGTACCGCGATCTCTTGGTTACCAGAATATTGGTAAGCAATGGGATCAATTTCGGTGATGGAGTCTTGCTGAAATCCGTTTTGTTCGTCCTGGAAAGCGAAATTGACTGTGTTTGGCGTCGATTCGATGTTAGTGACCGACACCCGAAAACTGTCTTTGTCAATATTTGTCTCATCGAACAGGTAGGCATAGAATCCATTGGCAACAGTGTTTGCCGCTGTAAGTGAACTGACCGGGGTAGAGTAATTCGATCCAGAAATCGCCGCGGGTTGCTGATCGTGGAGTGTCTGTTTGACAAATGCCTGAATTAATCCCGTTATCGAATTAGGGGCAACCATCAGATTGCCCGCGTTGCGCACGGCCGTTATGACTTGCGCAAGGGTCTGTCGCTGTAATCCATTCAATGCAAACGAACACTTGAACTGCGCATGTGTCTGTGTCGATCCATTGGCCGCAATATAGGCGACAGGCGTGGCGCATACCTGGGCCGCCGCATACCAACTAGGCGCATCGAACTGGTCGATTGTGATATTGCCCCACGTCATCAGATCCATGACGACATAGGCCAAGTTCGCGGCCGGGCCGGAAACGTTCTGTGTCTGAACTGACGGATTGCTAACCAAGTTCCCGCCCGTGTCGCTGAGGCTTGGCGTCGAATAGAAGAACGCGGCGCCGCCCGTTCCGCTTCCGGTGAATGGCCCGCCGTTCAAGGTAACCGTTCCGGGAGGTCCGGTTGTAGCCGCGGTAACCGTCCAGACGTTATTCAGTCCCGCCCAAGTGCTCCCTACGATAATCAGGGACACCGACGCGCCCGTATATTGGTTCAGTCCGGGGAATGCTGCCCAGTTCGGGCCGGTGAACGTGACTGTGATGGCGCCCCCTGACGCCGTTGCCGTTGCAATCGCATAGACATTCAGGATTGGCGGCCCGCTGACCAGCGCCTTTACTTCCGGGACGGAGCCGGCCGCGGCAATCTCCTGCGGGACTACAAACTCAAAACAGCAGACCGAACCGTGCGGGTCGCCGTGCTGATCGTAAATGGCATCACCGTTGAGGTGTCCGGCACGTCCGCCCGGGTTGATGTACCGCCACGTGTTCAGAACGTCCGAATTGTCCTTTGGAATCGTGACGCCATTGACCAGAACAACCTGCACTTGCGCCGGGCCGTACAATGCGCTGCATGGAACGCACTCCGAGCGGTTGGAGTTCGGATCACCTGCGGGAGCCAGGACCGCACAATCCACCCATTGCGTGCCATAAACCATGTTGTAGTAGTCGCCCGCAATGGCCGTGTTTGGGCTATTGAAGCCAAAAACCCTGTTCCCGCTAACGAACTGCTTTCCAGTGAATCCTTGCGACGGTGCAATCCAAGTGACACCACCGTACCTCCCGGTTAAGTGCCCGGCGATGTCATGGTCAATGTCGCCATCGGGCGCCACTGAAGTTGTAGAGTGATTTCCAAGCCGCGCCATGCAGCCCACGGAAAGATCGGCCGAACTCCTGACCAACTCGCATTTCGTATATGGAACCAGAAACGGAGATCCTGAACCATGCGTTGCTGGCGTAGTCAGATGCCGGCCGCGCGCGATGGTCAGCGTGGTTCCGGCAACCAACGTCACCAGCAACTCCTCAGAGCCAACTACGGCCTGAAACGGAACCGCGGGGAAGCCCGTGGCAGATGCCACAGTGCAGGACGTTGCGCCCGTGGTTGCAATCGCCCCCGATAGCGTGGTGCTCGCGATCAGGTTGCCTACTCCGGCATTGACATCCGCCGAATAGCCGCACTGGTAAAAGAGCGAGGACGGGTTTATCAGACCGTCCAGCCGCTGTAGGTAAGTAGTAGGGAAGTCCCACGGACAGCGATACTGAATCGCGATACTGGGAAGTTTCAGCCGCGTGAAGTTTGTTGATGAACTGGTGCTGAAATTGACAGTACCGCTTGAATGATCGTATCCCGGATTCCCGCCGATGAAGGTCCAGTTGAGGGAATCGGTGGAGTATTGATTCGCCACCACATCCCAAAGGATGACCGTTAACGTTACGGCAGAGCCGCGCCATCCGTGTTGCAAGCAATGGTTGGTCCAGATGAACTTGTCTCCATCGTTGATCGTCATGGAGAAACCGGGCACGGTGTCGTATCCCTGCGGGCTCATGGCTTGGATGGGCTGAAACGTGTTCGATTGGATGCGTGCCAAATAGGTGCTTGAGTTGTAAACGATGTCCGTCGTGCCGATATACGGAACCGTGGTAAGCAGGCACACGTCTCCGTCCGGTGCCACGATAGAGACTAGAAAGAGCGGGCGCTTGGGAGAATTACCTTCCTTCCCAGAATAGATCGTGAAAGACATTAGTTCATCTGGATCAGGACCGTTTTGACGCGGCTCTGATTGAATTGAAGGCGCTCGATGGTGAAGCGGTCAGCGGCGTAGTAAACGTTGGAATAGGTAACTGGACCTTCGTCCGTGAACTGGAACGGGCTGAACCTGCCCCAGTTATTGAGAAAGTGAGCAACCTTCGTAGCCACTTCGGTATCGGTCAGAACTTCATCGAACTCCCAGCCCATCAGGGAGGTGCTCGGGAAGTTCGTCAGCCCACCGGCAAACTCGGCGAACGTGTATTTCGGCCCGAATGCCGACTTGCTGACGATGGTCTGGAATCGTTCCTTCTGCGTGTAGGGTAGTTTCGAGATGTGCCCGCCGATGGTCGGGTAAGCGGTCCCCGCGGTACCGGGTGAAAGGTTCTGCGGTAAGGTCTGGGTCAGCGTCCAGTTCGTTCCGTACAGGGCCGCCTGCGGCTGAGCTGCGCCGAATTCGTCATCGTCGAATGAAAGATAGTCGTACTCGATATCGGTAGTCACTGACAGCGAGCCCGAGCCGCCTGAAACGAATTGCCCCTTCGCGCTCACGAATGCCGCGCGAAGTGTGTTCTTGTCTGCCAGCGTCACCGGCTTGTAGGGCAGGGCGAACTGAACAATGGGGAGTGCCTGCACCCATCGCACCGGGTTGGCGCTCTGTGAATCACTGACGCCCGTGAATGTGATGAACGTTTGCGTGAACGGATAGAGCGCCGTCGACGTGCCGCGGATGATCGGAAGCGGGGAGAACGGCATTACACCACGTTCCTGATGGCATTCGACAACCGTCCCTCGTGAATCTGGAGATGGGTGGCTACCGCGTTGCCCAATGCTGCATGATTCTTCTGAGCGAAATCCGCAAAACTCTGGGCGTCCAACGCCATGATGGTCACGTTGGTTACCGGTGCTTGGCCCGAACCCGATGGCGAGCCGCTGAATGGGGCGGATTGATAGCCCGGCACATCGTAGTAAGGCGTCCCGCCCGATGTGCCGTTGAATCCGTGGTAAGCAATGTACGGCTGCGCCACCGTGGGTAGCGCCCGCAAGCTGGACGTTCGGATATTCCCGCGGGCGTCGAAGTCCTCGAATGTCCCGCCCGGCCCTTGCCTGACGTTCAGTGATTCAGGAGCAAGGTAGCGGTTCTGCGCGATGTACTTGCTAATGGCGTTCTCGCGATTCTGTTTCGGGTCGCCAAATATTCCACTGATAACGCCGCTGACCAGCGCCACTCCAGCCAAAACCGCCTTGCTGATCGGTTCTGGATCGAATAAAGCCGCCGTCCCTGCAATTGAGCCGATACCTTGGGTGATCCCGCGTCCACCGCCGCGCTTAAACCCGCTGATTGCGCTCAGTGTTCCGCCAGCCGCTGCACCGATGCTGCCGATTCCAGCGCCGAAACGTTCCGAGGTGCTGAGGGATTCCGCATTGCTCCCCACGCCCGTAAATATGCCTTGCAGGTCGCCGGTATGCGCTAGCCCCCCAGCGAAGCCGGAGAATCCCGAATAGGATTGGGTCGAACTGATCGGGAAGCCAGCCTTGAGAATGCCGGAGAGCGATCCAAGTCCAGGAATCCCGCCAAGTCCGGGCAAACTGGAAGCGGCGCCGATGCCACCGAGGATTCCGCCCGCTACCGTGCCACTGCCGAATCCGGGGAAAGACAGACTGCCCGGAGTCCCGATAGAACCCGCACCAGCTACCCCGTTGACCGGAGTGCCGGTAGTCGCCCCGATGAGATTGGTCAGCGCACCCGTGGCCGCCGTGTTGTCTATCGTGGCTTGAGTGTTGATGCTTACAGCGCTGGATTGTCCGTCCTTCGGGCCGAAGGGCGTTCCCGCTAGCAGCCGGCCGAATGTGGAGTTTGGGTCGCCACCGATATGCAGCGATGAGGCAATGCCTTTGAATTGGGGAGATTCGTAAATGAGCTTCCCGGCATTTGTGAGTACTGTATTTTCTAATTGATTGCCAACGCTTTGAATGAACCCGCGCCCCTGTCCACGTAGGATTGCGGATGCACCCGTGGCGAATGTAGAGGCGAAAGACTGCTCTCGCTCCTTCGCCAATCGAGCTGCCTGTTCGAGATATTCTAGATCTGCATCATTGGCTTGCTTTTGAAGTTCATAACGTTTGGCGTCGATGTCATAAATCCCACTATGGGACTCTAAGATCTGCCGTTCTTGGTCGATTGCCTCACGGCGGATACTACGCTCTTGAGATAATTGGGAAAGTTCCTGTCCGGGCTGAGTGTTGACCCCGAGTAGACGCGCACGCCTAGATGCGTTGTCCCGGATACCAGAGATCTTTTGAGTATCTTCTTCTTTTGTTTGTCGATCGGAGTTTCGTGTCGCTTCCGTTCTTGCCCGGATGTCTTCCGAGTTCTGGAACTCCAGGAAGGTGAGAGCGCCTTCGACGTCCTTCTTTTCTTTTTCGAGAGACTTCGTTGCCAAGGACTTGCGAACCTGCGCCGCTGAATCGGCAATCTCATTCGACGCACCTTGGCTGTATGCACCATACAGCGTTGCGCGCTGCGCTGATGTGAGTTTTCCCGTCCCGCTCAGCCGCTCAACGGTGTCCTGGTAGCGGTTCTGGAGCGTGAGGAGTTTAGATTCACCAGCACCCGATAGTGACCGTACGGCCTGATCGAATTCACGAATCTCCGCTGCGCTGCGTTTGGCGTCTGAACCAGCCTCAGAAATAGCCTTACGGAGCCGTTCGACGTTCGCTTGCGCGGCATTGTAGGCATCAATCCCCGCTTGCCCGGTAGACGCATTCGGGCGAGGAGTAGCCGCAAGGTCACCCTCAGCCAAACTCAACTGCTCGCGGAGGTTTCCCTTTACGAATCGATCGTAAGCAGCTTTGTTGGCTGATTGGGTGGAACTCGAGCTTACAAGGGAATTCGCTCCAAAGATGGCCTGGTCGAATAGGCCTTGCGTCCCGCGCGGGTCGCTTGCGCCAATAGTGCCCGCGCGTCCACGCCTACCGAAAGCCGCGGCTTGCGCGCCCGTGGCCGTCTGGATTTGCGGATTGCCGGCATCAAGGAGTAGATTGATTGTCCCGACGATTGGAACCGCAAGCCGATGAACCAATCCATCCCATGCCAGCCCAATGCGGGCAAGTTGCTCCGCGTATTGCTGCCCGGTTTTGATGCCCTGATCGGAAATCACCGCGCCAGAACGCTTAACAGCCGCCGAGAGTTCATCTAGCCGCCCAGCAAGCGGAAGCGTTTCGAGTCCACCACGCCCGAATATCGTCTGCGCGAAGAAATCGCGCTGTGCGCCAGCCGGAATATCCCCAAGCTTCTTGTAGACGTCGAGAATGATATCCCCGACCGGGCGAATCTTGCCGCTCGCTTCGGCCGCATCCACTCCCATCTTGCGCAATACGGCGGCTTGCTTCTTGCCTTCGTCTTCACCCTCCGCCAGCCCGCGCGAAAGGGTACGCATGGCGGTCGTCAACGCCCCAGCATTGACACCAGCAATCGACGCGGCACCACTGAACTGCTGGAACTCTCTGGTAGTTAATCCCGTCCGATCGGATGCGTTTACAACTGCCTGGGCATATTTTCCGAAGTCGGAAGTAAGCGCTCGGACACTGCCTGAAATCGCGTCGAATGCCGCACGGCCTAACTGGAGACCAATACCGCCAACTACCCCAAGTCCAAGTGCGGATGATCCGAATCCTTTGCCGAACCCATCGAGCAATCCTGGAGGGGCAGCGCTGCGCTTGGCGTTTTCCTTGTTGGCCGCATCCTGCGCCGCCGCGAGACGGCGATAGGCCTTTTCTTGATTGTCTATCTCCCTGGCGTGGGCTTTGGCTGCGTCTTCGGCTTTCTTTTGTGAGTTGGCTTGGTCTACCAACCCGCGCGCATAATTACGGGTGGTGGAGTCAACCTTGGCCGTAGAAGATGAGAGCGCCCGAAGGGTTGCCTCAAGAGACTTTCCGTTGTCGATCCCGAACTTCATCTGCTGAGCAAAGATGCTTAGCTGTGCAGACGTAGCGCTGGTGCTCTTCTGGAGGTTAGCAACGATCGCGTCAATCTGCTTGAGGGCATCCGCGCCTTGCGTTCGGAGATCAAACCCGAGGGTATACATTTTTAGGATTAGGCGAAAAGGATAGACTGCCCCATCCGGCTGAATGGGAACTTTCTGTAGTCAGTGCTGTGGTGATTTCCCTTGCTGGAATTACAGGACTTACAAAGGGGCTGTATGTTTTCTATAAAGCTTGACCCGCCGCGCGAAAGCGGAACAACGTGATCGGCGGTAAGTGGTTTTTTGTCACCACAACAAACGCATCTTTCGTCGAACTTCTTTATAACTTCCAGCCATTGTTGCCCGGTAAAAGATCCACCAGACTGGGCTTTTTCTGCCCTTCTCTTATGGCCTGAGAGGAGCGAGTACTGGCGTATCTTCGCGGGATGGATTGCCTCCCACTCCCTGCTCTTGGCGTCCCTCTTTACTTTGTTTTTCTGATACCATGCGCTCTGGTATGTGGGATTCTTTTCTCTCCACAACCTTTGCCTTTCGCCATCTTTTTCGAGGTTATTTAACCTCCATCGCGTCGTTGCTTCAATGGAGGGTTTCGGGTTTGCTTTATATGCGGCCCTTCTGGATTCACCGAGGACATCCGGGCCAACGCGTTCCCGGTGCTCCCGCGAATACCTCTTGCCATCGCCAGTTCTCTGTCTGCGCTCAAGTTCTCTATCCTGTATGCATCTCTTACATTGAAATCTACGGGCCGAGCCATTAACGAGGCGGTAAATTGAAAACTCATCGATCGGCTTTTCTGTTGAGCACAATCGGCAAATCCTAGTCATTGTTTAGTAAGGGGATCGAACGGCTTGCATGTAGGTAGACTTCTCGATAGAGCGTTGCTGGTGATACATCGCCATGAGGTCAAGAGTCTTGGCGTCCCATCTGGCGACAGGGCCGAACACGGTAACCGGCCTCATCCGCGCAGCGCATGATTGGTCAAGAATCTGGACCAGTTGCTGCATCTCTGGATTGCGGTGCACCACGCTAACCGGGCATTCGTCCGACTCGATCCCCTCGGGCTGGGCCGATTTCTTGCGCTCGGTTTTGCCTTCCATCACCGTCGTCCCGTAGGTCGGACGCCAAACTATCGGAAGTTCCGGGCCTTCATAGACGAATCGTAAGGAGGGAATGAACGCACGGATGCGCGTTTTTATCAGATGGGAGAAATCGGGATATTTCCGGCAATTGCGATTGACGTAAAGGCCGCGGTCTCTACAGGTGGCGCACTGCCAGTTTTCATCTCGCCATCCGCTTGAGCGCCAGAAGTGGAAGGCAACCAAAAAGCCTGAATTTCATCAGGCGTCATCTCGCGACATTGGCCGATCGCCAGAACGATCTCAGCTACCAAGGTGTCCGGACCGAACTCAGCCAGGTCATCGGCGGTCGTTCCATCCATCCCGCCGCCGGTCACCGATAGCAGCGTCCGTTTGATCCAGAGTGGAACCAGCTTTTCCGACTCGATCAGGTTGTAATCGCGCTCCAGTTCGTTGAGTTTGGAACTGAGCGCCTTCATTTCGTCGGTTGGCTCGAACGAAGGTTCAGGAACCGCATCCTTCGATGGGAGTGCCGCACGAATGATGGCAGTGAGTTGTTCCCGGTTGCGGAGAATCTCCATCCCTAGGTCGGATAGTTCCGCAAGTGCGGCCGCATTCTCGCGTTGGAATTCGGCCCGCATCTTCGGGCCAACTCGCGCGATGGTAACGGCCACTCCCGGATGTGCTTTCGATGGAAAGCTGATCGTTCTAGATTGCAATGTAAGTCCTTTGTTTTCAACTAAGAACAATTGTCAAATCATCTTTCGCGCCAGCCGTGGTTTCATGCGCGGTCGCCGTGTTGTAGTTGATCTCCACGGTCGATTCGGTCTCAGACCATGACTCCGCGGGTAACTGGATGTTCGTCATGTTGACCGTAACGATCTGCCCCGCCGTAGCCCCGAGCGAGAGAGAAAGCGTCAATGGAGCCTTGCTGAAGGTGGCTTGCGACAGCGTTTGGAGGATGGTGGAATCGGTGTCCAGAACCTTACAGGTGATGTACGTGGTACGCAGGCCGCGCGTCGCCGTCAGTGCGAAGGCATCGAGGTATCCGTCGTTCTGGTAATTGATCCCAGTCGTTCCGCCCACCGTGAACGGTCCAACTACCTCAAACACCTGCCCGCCGCCCAAGGTAAACACGCCGCCGAATGCCGGTACCGATTGGCCATTGGTGCTGAACGAAGGCTCTACCGGATAGGTGGTAAGCCCGCCCTTCGCGGCAACGTACGTGCCGGTATAGCTCACACTGAACAGCCGCTTGGAGGCAACGTTGATCGCCTGACCATTGAGCGTCAGCGTGAACTCGGTGCCGTTATAGGCAAGTTCCCAAGACAGCGGAGACCAGCCAAAGGCGTACATGTCGCTGGTGCGCGCCGCCGTCAATCCGGGCGTCTTATTGTACGCCAGAATCGTACTGAAAAGGATAGCGTCGGAATACGCATAGGTGACGCTGACCCCCGCCGATACCGTGGGAGCCTGCCCGAAGATGGATTGCAATAGAAGATCAAAGTCCGGCTTAGTACCCGCGGCTCCGCTCGGGATGAATGGCATTTTAATGGGCACCTGAGCCAGTACGCGGCCCGGAATCCCGACCAGCGAGGAACTGGAACCAGTCTTGTAATTCTGCGGGTTCAACTCGGGAGTGCCGGGCGACAGCCCAACCGAGTCAACACGGATGCGGGCGCCGCCCGTGGTGGTGATGACACCTGCGGTATTCGGCACAACCCGCGGGTCTGTCTGCGGAATAACGTAATGAGTCCAATCGCGGCTATTGGATGGATTGAAAAAAGACATGGGAATTCTCCTTTGGCCAATGGCCGGTTGCTCAAACTATTCGACGGGTTCGGACGCGGCGTGGGGTTTAACGAAGCCGACAGGCTCCGGCTGGATCACTACCGGAGTTGGCACGGGCTTGTCGACCGGGTTAACGATGGATTCGCGCCATTCATGCAACGCAATCCGGGCTGCCAGCACCTTGGCTTGGAACTCCGGCGACGCCTGTTCATGCAACGGAGCCGCATGAAACTTTACCAAGTCCGCCTTCAATTCTTCCGTGTTGAAAATGGCGTCAAACTTAGCAGCCGGCAGAATGGGAACGTTATTGAAAATCTCCCGATCGGCCACATCTTCGGGAAGTTCGATGGTCTGTCCGAAGCGCGTCAGTTTGACGGTGCCCACTACGGATTCAAACCCGAGAAATACGTATTTTGCCATGTTAAAAACCTCACTGAACGTTTAACCGCATGTTGAAACCAAAGTCGATTCCCATCAGGAAACCCATCCCGCCTTGGCGTATTGGCGATTTGGCGAATGTCATTTCACCCGCGTACTGCGCCCCGTTCTCGACGCCCCACGGATTGGTAAAAGGCGTATTGATCGTGGCAATCAGGGAATCGATGACAGCGTTTCCCCAACTAGAGAAATCGACGAATTGTTGCGCTTCCCATGACAGGAACACCTGGATACTGCACCGCACCGGCCCACTGAACCGATAGGCAAGAATGCGCTGCCCGAGAGGAGCCGCAGCGCTCCCGGTAACTACTTCCACTGTGAAGAACGGGTAATTGAAATTGGACGTCTCGGTCAGAATGGCGGGATTATCGATGCGCCCGAACGCAACATTGGATCCTGCTGTCAATGTCCATGTGATCGGCGTTGCGGTGGCTTCGGCCGGAAGGGTGTAATGCCCAGTAGCCACAGCAGCCGCGAAGTTGGCATTGAAGCCTAGCGCTCCATCGGCGAGCCGCGCAAGGATGGATAGCTGGACGGGCTGGATTACTTCGACGAAACTCATGGGCTAGTCGCGCATAAAACACGTAATGTCGATCTTGGCGAATCGCTTCTCAGCCTCTTTCAAGGCGTTCTTATCGTTGGCCGACTGACGTTTGGAGAAGCTCTTCTCAGCAGCAGCAAGATGTTCAGCCATTCGCGTTTGCCTGTTGCGGTCATTCATCGCCATGTGCAGCGCGTCCCGCATCATCGCTGCAAGTTGCTCATCGCTCAATTCGGCAAACTGCTCCAGTTCGCAATTATGCTTGAACGTCACATCGGTGAGATACTTCATTTGCTTCCCGGTTTAGTTCAGGCAATACGGGACACTCACCATTGCGTTAACCAGCCGCATGTAGGCAAACAGGTAGACAGCCTGCCCGTTCACAACCATAGCCTTAAAGCCGAGCAACCTCGGCATTAGATTTTGGAGGACAATCGCGCATCGATCAATTCCCCGACACCGCGCTCAGCTTGCGCCACATCATCCGCCGTTACGTCGAAGAATCGGCGAATGGGTTGAGGCTGGCGACCTTCGTTGATCGCCTCGGCGCGAACTGCTTCTTCCCCGTAAAACCCGATCTCGAAATGATCGATGGGATCTGTACCCGCGATCGAGATTCCACCGTCCAAGGGTTGTTGGATACCGCCACCACTGAACACGATAGAATTGAGCATATGCGGATGCAATTGAAAGCCGAATAGGTCTACCGTATCGGCATGTCCAAGGCGTTTAGATTTCTCTCGCGCATAGGCTTTCGAATAGGGAATAAACGGTTGATTCTGGTAGTCCACCCCTTGCTCGGTGCGCGTTCGGATGTTGTAGTGGAAGATCGAGCCCGCGTACAGTGCATCAGCGACGGTCGGGTTAGCGGCAAGACGGAGATCGATCCAAGCGGTCAAGGGATCACGCCCGGCGGAAGTGGTGAATGAAGCGTTCATCTAAGATCAACCAAAAAGAACAGATTGGAATTTTCCTGTAAACGGCATCAAGGTGTAATCGGATGAAATGCGGTTGCCTTTACTGCAATTACACGCCTTGCAGAGTGGTTGGATATTTGATATGTGACTGGAGCCGCCGCGCGAGACTGGGACTATGTGATCAGCGGTTAGGGGCTTTTTCTCTCCGCAGCGAACACATAGGCCCTTGAACTTTTTTACTAAAGACTCCCACTCCTCAACAGAATATGAGCCGCCAGCCTGCGTTCTTTGTGTTCTTCTCTTGTGCTCACTTGAGCGCTGCCTTTTAAGTAGTTCATCGCGACCCGGGCCGTTCCTCCGTCGCCACCCCTTAAGGGCTATTTTTTCTGGATTGGCTGCTCGATAACGAGCGCCACAAACCGACACATTCTTTCTTGCAGAGTCAGTCTTCGTGAAACGCGAAGAAACGCAGGGCCTGCAGTATGCGAATCTGCCGTCCTTGTTGGACCTATCTATCGGAAATTCGTGGAGGGCCTTTTGTTCTTTGCAACTACAGCAACGCTTATGTCCGTCGATGAGGGGTTCGAACTTCTGTTTTGGTAATCTACCCTCTCTTGCGTTTCTGCACTGCTTACAAATCGTGCATACACCAGACTTCCTGTCATTCCTCTTTTTAAACAACGTGGACGGCTTAAGTGTCAAGCACGCCCTGCATTTAAGGAATATGGCGTCCATGTATAACTAACTCCCGAATCGATCAAATCTGAGACTGCTCCGCATACTCCAGAAGAATCCCAGCAACCTTAGCTCGTTTTGATTTTGTGCTCCGCGTACTCAAACAGCACGCCCGCCAACGTTGCAGCCGTCTCGGGCGTCATCGCAACGATGGGCATCAGCGCTCCCTCTACCTCAACGATTGCCACATTCTTGAAGCCGATGCACAAATCGTTATCGCGCCGGAAACAGATGATTACTGGAGCGTTGTCTTCCATTAGGCGGCCTTTGTTGCGGATTGCGCGATTGGCACCAAGAGCCAGACATGCCGGCAGTTCCAAAAACCGCATAGCGTGAATACGGTACCGACAGGACTTAGCCCGTTATCCATCTTGTCAATCTCCGCCCGAGTGAATTGCGCGCCCGCCTTTGAGCCTTCTTCCATGCGTCTGCAAAACGGGCGGTTTTTCTTATCGAGCGGCCCGAAGTATCTGTACCGAAATTCGAACGACGGATTTGCTTCCTCAACGATTTCATAGCCACGCGCATTGACCGTCCTGATGAAACTGGTTACTCCCGTGTCCGCCAACGTCTTTGCTTGCGCCACGCTTACATTCAGCTTCTCTTTCAGCAACTCCACCAGAGCGCCGAACTTCAGTCCAGCCACATTGAATAGAGCTTGCTGGGTTGCGCGTCCCGCCGCACCTTCTACCGCCGATCGAATGGCGCTTGCAATGTCCAACTGGTAGGCCGCGAACGAAGCCTTATCCGCACCGGTGAACCGTACCGGACCTAGCGACGTCCCCGCGATCCGGCTCAGTTCCGCAAGTGTCTCCTGAAAGAACGGGATCTGACCGGCGAACTGATTCACATACGCGTCGACCAGCCGTTGGTAGCCCTCTTTGTCCAGCGCATCCGTGAACAGAACATCCACACGCCTAAGCAAACGCGAATTACCAGGAGTGCGAAGGATAGAGCCATTTTCTGTTGCCAGCCGCGCTTGCAGGATCGCAATCACGCGCGTTTCGGCGCGGGAGACAATCTGCTTTAGGTGCTGCTCGAATGCGGAGACGAGTGCGGTTATGCCGCGGTCCTGATCGGCATGAATCTGCTCAAGGGAAGGCATCGCGCGCTACATCCGGTTGATCGTTCGCGCAAACACCAAGTTCAAGTTGCTAAATTGCCCGGTTCCCAAGAGCGTTCCAGATAGAACCGGAGCCGCCGCCAATTGATATGTCTTGGTCGCAATCGGGATCGGTGTCGCATTCTGGAGGTACATCACTGTAGCGCTCGCACCTACGTAAACATTCCAACCCGTTGCGTTGAGTGGCACCCAGAGCCCATCGGCCGTACCAACCGGATCATCCACGCCGTTAGGCGGAATCAGGGAAGCGATGGACACACCAAGCACTGAATTGGCCGTGATGGTGAATTGCAGTTTGGCGCTCGGCCCGCTTTCCCCGTTAAGGTTGAGGATTCCAGGGCCGCCGTAAAGACTTCGGTCAATATAGGTAATCGCCACGAAGACGATCTGCTGAGTTGCCGATCCCAGCGTGACGTTGGAAAGATTGGCCGCTCCCCACGTGCCCGGATTGAAGGCGTGTAGCGCTCCAGGACACTCCATCATCTGGGCCACGAACGGGATCCCGATATTGCGGATGTTCGACCGGCGCTTCTTCGCCATGATCTCAAACATGTCGCGCTTGTCGCTCAGCCGATCTTCTTTCTTTACCGACTTGCGGACGGAAGCATCGCGGTAAAACAAGTACAGTGCGTAGTAGGCGATCCACTGCTTCATCGCCGAAATCACATTGCCATAAGAGAAATCGACAACGATTTGATTGAGCCGCAACCGGGCCTGCGAACGGCCGGCCGTTCCAACGATTGAGACCGCATAAGCGGCCCCGCCCGGTGTGCTCTGATAGCCGTAGTAGGTGTTATAAAGCTGCTGATCCTCTAGGATCATGACTCCGACTTCCGACCATGCTTGCCGGATGATACTCCCATCGCCAGAAAGGACGATGGGCGACCCGGGCGCGGCGCTTGCAGCAGCCGCCACGATCTCAGCATCGATTGCGCTGAGATCCGCGACGGTTACCACATCAGAATCGGTAAAGAGAGCCAATTACTGAACCAGTTCGCCCAATACGAAGCAAGTCGATGCCGTGATCTTCTGCGTGTTGAATCGGAACTTCGAATTAGCGACCCCAAACGACGCCAATGGAATCAGGTACGAATTGACACCCGCTTCCACTCCGTCAATCGAGCTAGACGTTGTAAACGTGTAGCTCCAAGGCTGCGATAAGGTCGCGAATGGAGTGGCATTGGTGGTATCTTCCAAAACGATCTGGATCGATCCACCTACCAACCCGCGCACTCGCAGCGCAATGTAGTAATTCCCGCTCAACCCGGAGGTGTCGAGAGTCCCTGTGATGGCCCCGGTAGCGGTGACTGTTTGTTCACCAGTAGTAATGTTTGTCCTAGCCATTTTTTACGCTCCTTTACCGGGCCTGCCGGCTTCTTTCGTTGCTGCCGCGATACCCGCCGCGACTGCGGTTTGGATCATCCCTTGGGTGTCCATCTCGATCCGAACTGCCTGCTTCTTATTCATCTCAGCGACGTGATAGGAATCCACGCGCGCCTTGGCGTCCGCCTTGTACGCGGCCACGTCTTCATCGGTCGAAAGCCGATGCGTCCCTTCGACAATGAAGCGCGCTCCCCGCTCGGGGTAAACCTCGCTTGTCATGCGCGCGGAATCAAGCGAGGTAATGAAGATCGGTCCAGGGTGAGATTCGGCAATGGTACGGACCTGGTTCCAGTAATCTTTCGTGTCTTTGAACATGGATTTTACCTTTGAGGAAACGCTAGTTGCTTTGCACCTGGACGCCATGAGAGGCGCGCAGAATGCCCGTTCCATAGAGCACGTCGACAGTGAACTGCTGAGCCAGCACGTTGGGTTGGTAGCTCATCGTGATGCGCATCCCGAAGTTGCCCATTTCGGCGTATTCGGCAATGGCGCCAGTGCCCGGCAGTGGGATGGGCAAGCGGCGCATCACCATACCGAAGGCATTGCGATGGAACGCCACATTGAAAGTCGTAGTGCTCGGTTTGGCCACATACACCGAGCGCATGGTGCGGAAACCCTTCACCATCATCACCATGCCATTTTCAATGGAGTTGACGCCGCGGAGTCCCGAGCCGATGGTTTGCAGTTCGGTGAATCGGCCGATTTGACGGACTTGCCCGTAAGCCGTGGGGCTTAGGACTAAGTTCCATTCGTTGTTCATCGGAACCTTGCTGGTGACCAGTTCAGTATCGGCAAGATCGATGCGGGCTTCGTCCATCGCCGTGATGCCACCGACCGCGGTATTAACCGTAAGCCCGGCATAGAGATTCAGGAGATCGGTTTCCATCGCCTCTGCAAGAGCGATCATGGCCGGGCTCATATACGTCATGAGCAGGTCAGGGACGGCTAGGCAGCGGGTTACGTCGGGAATCTGGAACGTTGATTCGATGTGACGATTGAGGACCAGTTGCGCGTTACCGAGCGATGGATTCTGCGTTGCTACCGTCCCGCCCTCCGCGATGTTGTTTGCGGTCAGTACCGGGCTGATCGGGATGTTTACCGTATCGCCGGATTGCGCCAGAACGGGTTCGTAGTCACGATTGACCAGATTCCCCATTACGAGCTGGCCGACTAACGCCGGAAGCGCGTCCGCAGCTACCAACTTGACGATTGCTTGAGCTACATTTGCTGATGTGATAGCGGGCATGATGCACGCCTCCTACTGTGTGGAATATGCGCTCTCCATCCCGGAGCGCTGTATCAGGAATTGGCGTCCTACCCTTGCAGGACGCCTAATATCGATGCCCGGTATGCAGCAAGATCTTCTTTGCTAGCACCGGGCTTGAGAGATTCTAAATCGGCCATCTTGTTGCCGCCATTCCCGCCTTGGTTCGGACGGGCGCCGCTTCCCCCGACGTTGACCGGCTTAAGCATCCAGTCTTCGACCTTCACTGTGTCGTCAACGAACTGGGCTAGCGGGATATTGCCGGTGCCGCCATAAAGCTGGCCATCTTCGCCACGCTTCACGTCCGGCAGGAACATGGCAAGCGCACGATCCGGATTGTTTAGCGGATGCTTCGCCAGGGCAGTGCGCACCTGTGCTACTCGGTCCATCTCCAGCGCGGCCTCACGCTCCCGCTTCGTGGACGCGGTATTCTCGTCCATCTGCTGTCGCATTTCCTTGTTGGTGCGTTCGAGCGCTGCCAGTTTCGCTGCAAGTGCGGGATCCGTAATGCCATCCGCGGGCTTGGGATCAGAATGCGGTGGTGGAGGATCATCCGCTTTCGGTGGAGGACCGGCTGGCTTCCAATCCGCCAATCTCTTTTCGATTGCCTTGTCGGTGGACTTCTGCCAGCCGTTCAGTTTGGTGTCGAGATCGGCGAAGAACTTGGCCGAGTCGAAGGCTACTGGAGGAGGGCCGCCCCCGCCCGGTGCTGGGTCTGGGTCGCGGAGCACGCCGCGACCAAATATGCCGAATGGTTTCATGTTTTGTTTGGATTTCCTTACCCCGCGAGATGGCGCGGCCCATTTGCTTCTACCCGTGATTAGGTGAGCATCCACGGCGATGCTTGGTACTGCACTGCTAAACGGATCACCTCCGTTCTGCGTTTCATTACGCCCTAGTTGCTAGAAAATACGCCCTCGACCGAACAGGAACAACAGGACGATAACCAACAGAACGATCCCGAGCCCGCCCGGCGCGCCATAGGCCTGATAGCCCCAATATCCGCCACCGCCACCGAACAGAATTAGCAACAAAATGAGGAGAAGGATCACGTTACGTTTCCTTTCTTGGAATCCCTACGGAGCCACCGCCAGCGTGACGCTGATAGGCAATCCGCTATCAGGAATATGCTGAGACAAATCGTACAACTCGTACAGTTGCCGCTTCGTCAGTTGTGCCGTTAGGCCGCCTGACAAAGTACTCAACCCAGAGATTGTCGTCCCTTGCGATGTGACCAACTGCGCCGTCCCGCCCGAGGTATAGGCATTGACGAACGTGACCGGAATGGTGAAATTGTTCGCATCTATCACCGTGATCGAGAAAAGGCCGTTACCTTCGGTTGTGCCAACGATGCCGGTATTGAGGACTACGTTCCCGGTCGAATAGCCGTGCGCGGTAGCGGTCAGCTTGACCAGCCCGGTAAGCGCAACGGCCCCCGTGATCGTCTTCGCAGTTGCGCTGACCGTAGCAGCCACTCCTAGCAAGCCGTTGACTTGCACTTGAGTGAGGTGAGCGTGCGCCATTTTTACTTGACGTCCTTCGGCGGCACGGGCGGCACCGCGGCTGGACCAACAGGAGCAACTGGAACCAGGACCGGCTTATTGGCCGCCTTGATTTCACTCTTCAGAACTTCCGCTCTTTCGACCATCAGCGGCTCGGATTGCTTGCATGCCTGATCCAACAAAAACAGGATTGCTTCGGTTTCGATTGTCATTTAAATTTCTCCCTACTGTAGGTTTTTGGCGAACGACTGCTCGAACGCCAACTGCTGTACTTGCGCCTGCTGCGCTGCCATCTCCGATTTGGTCGGAGCCGCTTCAATCTCTTTTTCGATCAATTCGATCAGGGCCGGATTCCCCTCCGGTAATGCCACCCGAATAGCCTGCTTCTGAAGTTCCTTATCGAATGAATCCGATTGGATATTCATCGATTGCAGGATTTGCACTTCTTCCAGTGTGTCCGTCGAATCCCGATCCACAAACTGAGGCATTCGGACATCTGCCGTGATCTGATCCCCGAATTGCCGCACGATCAGAACATCATCGATTACCCGCTGGGCCTCAGGCCCAAGGATTCCCATGTACGACTGCAAGGCATCGCGCGAGGGCGTCTTGTCCATCTGCTTGCTGATGCCGCTCTGAGCGCTCGGCGTGGACTTATTGGTGCGCGCCTGATCCATCAGGTAACAGGACTTGTAGATGTTCTCCTCAATCTTGGCCAGCCTCTCACTGGTGATGGTCGAGGCCTTTCCTTCGGGCTCTAACCACCTTGCGTCAGTTCCCTTCGGGAAATGGTGCCACGCGACTTCTGAGATTTGCGGATTCTCATCGTAGTCGCCGAATACTGCAAGCTGCGCCATGCACGAATTGATGAGTTGCCAATCTAGGGCATTCTCCATGTTGAGGTGCTTGCGCAGCTTGAGAATGATCCGGTTGCCCAACCAAAGCCCATCAGGTACGCACACCTTGCGGATGGGCACACGTCCAACCGATGTCAGTGCGTGCGGCCTTGGATATCCCTCGACCTTGGTCGCCTTTGCATCCGATTGGCGTCCGGTCGTAATGTCCGCTTCATACTCGTTCGCGAATGCCCAAACCTGAGTCGGTTCGTAGATGTACCAGCAATCCCGCACCATGTTCGGCATGAGCGGCTTCGACTCGAACGTGGTCACCTTCAGCACGCACCATTGCAAGTTTCCGTAATCGTCCGTTCCCCAATTTTTGATGCAAGTGGGATCGTAGTTGATTAAAACCGGATCCAGCGCGCCAGCTATGCGCTGCTCCATCTTGGAGGCATACACAGCGGAGCCGGGCTCGGGCAGGTCGATCAACACATACGAATGCTTGTAAATCAGAACTTGCTCAAACACGCGCTGCCAGAATGTTGGGAGATCGACACCAGCGCCATTACAATCTGCTTGCCAATCATCAATGAATGCTTGAGCGTCTGCCGGCAACTTCATTGCCGCCTCTTCATTGGCCGCATTCGCCAACTTGAACATGAACTCGATCGGCTTGGAGAACGCAGCCGCTGTGTACCAGCCACAGATATTGCCAATTAGGTTCGTGTAATCGAACACGTCCTGACGCGAAGCCCAAATGTCTGGCGGCTCTTTAGGACGTCGCGCGAGGAAGTCGGGCGCTTTGTCTTTAAGCAGATCCCCGCCCGCATAGAGCAATCCCAAGTCACGCCACGTCTTACTGAAAAGCTTGTACTCCGGGTGATGGTTGTCCAGCTTCTTTACATCCAGCGACGATGAGAACTCGAACGGCATCGAGCTAGACGGTCACCCATGTGTAGATCACGCCATCGCCTGCGTTGTCCGCATCGAGCCGGAACTGCGGTTCATCGATGGGATTGCCCTCGCCATCCTGCGATTCGATGAACAGGGGCGGCCACATCGCCGTCTGCGGGATATAGGTGATGACGCCAACGAACGTCGCCCGCACCATCCCGGCAACGCCGATGTAGACTTTCCCGACATTAGCCGGGAGTGGCTGAACCATCAACTTGGAAGCGCCGGCGATTGGCGAAGCTTGCGTGACCGCCAGCGTAACCAGAACTCCGGGCGTGGCAACCACTCGCGCGCCCTGCGGATAGAAATTCATCATGTCAGATAATCCTCGAACTCATCGGGCCGCCGCGGGGCAGGATTGGCAATTCGCTCCAGATCATGTACCCGAGCGCTGAACTAACGTGGGTGCGCTGCTTGTCGCTTTCATCCAGATCGCCCGTTAGGTTTCCATTGCTGTCCGGCTTCCAGGACACCTGCTCCAGATCAGCCACCAATTGCTTGCACCGCGGGTCGATGAAGCACCGAACCTCCTGCGCGGCGTTAATCATTGCCGCATTCACAGCGTTGACGCGATCCTTCACAAATGGGTTGGAATCCGGCACCCGGTAGTGCATCTGGTAAGCCCCATTGCCCCTGAAGTGCTGCTTGACCAACTCCCAATCCGTCTTGCCGCTGTGCGCCCTGTTGTTTCCCGTCGCGTCACCATAGACGTTGACTTGAAGCTGTCCGCCCGCGGCTATTCGCAAGCCTTCCGTTCTCCGCAGGAACTCGTTGCAAGCTTTACCCACATCCGAATCCGGTAAGCAGATCTCATCAAGCACATTGACCCGCTTGCGCTTCTTGCCTAGCATTATGTCCGCCCGGCTGGTGTTGTCTTCCACTTGCGCCAAGATCGAGCACATCGGGTCCACGTTGAAATCCAACGCCCAACAGAGCGGCAAGTTCGGGTTGAACTTCAGATCCACGGACAGGTTTTGCTTCCGCTCGAAGCCGTAATAAGCGCGCCCGCTCAGGATGTTGAGGTATTCTCCGAGTACTTCCTGCTCGTAGAATCGAGCATCGTACGATCTTGCCAGGGTCTCGTAAAATCCCTCCGCAAGATTCGCAGCATTCTCTTTAGGCACCCCTCGAATCATGGAGTAGTCTTTGTTTGTTTTCTCCCCGACGAACAGTTCGTAAACCCAATCGAATCCCTTGGGAGTCCAAACCGCGAATCCTGAAAGCTCCGACGCTTTACCGTGCCGAAGCCTAGCCTCAAGTCGCGACCATGCCGCTGGCTGGCAATATGTCAATTCGTCGATTCCGAACCACGCCAAGTTGGGACCGCGCAGCCGCTCAGGATTATCCAGCGAACGAAAGAATATCTTGCTTCCAGTGTCAAGCAGGGTCAGCCGGTGCGCCTGCTTCTCGAACCGGTACGGTATTCCGCTGGCGTCCAGTAGGTCCAAGAAGGCCGGCTGGGTCACGTCTTCCAGAATGCGATATGTTGGAGCCCCGATCAGCCCGGTAAGCCCGGCATTGACCACGCTTAGACGATAAGCTTCGCCCACCAAGGCCAAGCTCTTTCCCGACCCTACTGAACCTGAGAATCCTCGGTATCGAGTTCGGAGTTTGTGGAATTTTCGCTGACTTGGCCAGGGGAAATACCGTAGAACTCTTTCGTCTCCTCGATCGTTAAAGCGAATCTGTGAGTCACCCCGGATTTTCTCGATGCGCTTTCGGAGGGCTTCTGGAACTCGCATCCGGTCAGTGTTACCTCAATTCGCTTCTCGATCGCCAATACCGCAGCGTTGTACTGACGTCCTTTAGTCGCCTTTAATTCTATTGATCTCAGTGATTTACGTGCTTCTTCAAGATCTGAAATGAGCAACTCTGCAAAGTTTACGGCTACATGCTCTTTGGCCAGTTTGATTTGGGTAGAAATACAATTTTTTGTGTGCCGCCCGAGTGAATCGTGAGTCACTCCGAACCGTTGCGCTATTTCGCGGATAGGCCTGTTTTTGAGTACCTCTATCTCGATCTGCTTGCGTTTCGGGCTCCCGCAGATCGTGCATACGCGTGGCATGAGGGTTAAGCGCGAAGTCTTTCTTTTCCGACGGATACCATGCGCCGATCGCCACGGGGGCAACTGACAATCTCGGTGATGCCGTCACGCTGCTTGGTGCCGAATACATCGTAAGGCGTAAGGTCAATCTTTGACCGCTTCCCGTTGTTAACTGGTTGACGTTTGATGTGTCCTGCCCTTTCGAGACGATCAAGGCTCTTGGCGACCAGCGCGACCGAACGCTTTATTTGCTTGGCAATCAGCCTGATTCCAATCGAAGCTACGGTTCCCTGCCACACAACGCCTGCTATGCAGGAATAAACCCTTAAATCTGTACGGTTTAGCCGATCATCGAACATGACATCTGGCGGGATTTTGGAATACAGCCAAGAAATCTGACCGTTCACTACGGGGTGAACGCAACCGTTCACCTCCTGGGGGTGTACACGTACAGATATAGACTTCACGCGGTGCGCTCTTCTCTGCGCGCGGCTTTACGTGAGTAGCAATTTGGGCAAATCCGAGTTCCGCTCGGAAACACCCGGAAACCAGACGAAGCCTTCAGGAGAGAGCAGAACTTGCACATTTCCCGCACCGGCTTACCCTTGACCATGAGTTGCAATCCGCTCATTGGATGCTTGCCTTTCGTGATCCCCCATTCATCCGCTGATACTTCCGCTTCGCCACCATGGGATGCGCTTCCTGCTGCCGTGGCGCTTCCATTTCATTGCACGAGATCCCGTTGCGCATCAACACTTTAGATGAGGCGACGGGGTAAGTTGCAGGGTCGGATGAGGGAGGGATTGGATAGGATCTTCCAGGGAATACGCGGCCGCAGCGGGAGTAGGTCGGAGGCAGGTTTACCTCGTATTGCATTCGGCGCCCGATGCGCTCGAGTGCTGGCGGGAGATCAGGCACAGAATTGCCACATCCAGGAGCCGGGTGCGTTGAATCGATCCCAATAGACGCGCTCGACGGTTTTACTGGCTTGGTTGTTGAATCGGCCGTCTGTTTCTTCGCCGGATTCCGCTTTCAGCTCAGCGGCTCGTTGCTGTTTTCGGATCTCCATCCGATGCTTCACTTCAGCCTCATCGCAGACCATCAGGGCGCGAGTAATGCGCGATCGATTACCGATTATTTCGACGGTTTGAGCATCGATCATCAACATCAGCTCGACGCCAGAAACCCGCTTTTCCAGAGTTCGAAATTGGCCGCTTGCTTCCGGTTTCCTGACTTCGTAGGTAGCTGTCAGGTCAATAATCGCCAAGGCGCGCTGGGGCGAGAGCGTCATAGTTTATTTTTGGGAATGGGCGACCGAGCAGGTCGTGCAGTACAGAGTGGCGGGTGGTGGCGCCGTCCTAAACATTTCAGTTACGAAATGTCTGTTGTGTATGGTAACGCAACATTGTCGATTTTGACAACTGAGTGGAACTCGGTAATGATCGGGTCGCTGAAATATATTTTCATAATCTCTTGACATGAACTCGTACGTATGAGATTATTGTGTAGAGGGAGTGAACATGACAAACGAAAACGGATGGATCTGTGATTCGTGCGGATCAAAGATATCCGCGAATGACGGATGGGGACTAGGGAACAATGGCTGCTGGTTCCGTCGCGAGTTTGTTATGCGAGCAACGGTTCACGCCTGTTCCGATTCGTGCGCTAAGGCGATCAGCGATCCGAATACGGTAGGCAAGGCGAAGATTGGGACTTGGGAGGTGGGGAAATGAACACGTCAAGCGCAAAGACACAGATCGAGAACTACATTGGACCAGCGATTGGCTCCGCCAAGTCGCTAGGAGAGAAATTCCTCGCCAACATCGAAGCCCGGCATCGGAATGGCGAATACAACTCCGCGCGCGACTCGCAGGACAGGGAGAATGCGGAGATGATGCTCGACCAGATATTGCCCGGATGCCACACCTACAGCATTTTCTATCGCGGGAGTGCGATGGATCGTGATTGCAGCGCGGACTACGTGCTACGGCAGATGGCTACCGGTAGGGGCGAAATTAACTTTGTTACGAGCGACGCTGGCGGTGAGTGGCGAAACATAGGGGGATTATTGTGCCGGGTAAAATGAGCAAGAAGAAACTCTCACCCGGCGCCGCCTTGGTCCGGCATCGTTGGGAAAAAACCACACCCGCCGAGCGTAGCGCGATCATGAAGTCCGTGTCGCGTGGCGCTGGCGGGAGGCCGAAGAAACCCACGGCTTGCTCGAAGTGTGGGGTTATGTGCGATGGCGCGGTTGAGTCACGATCTCACTGTCGCGCGTAGGTGGGATTCAATACCCCAGCTCCCCACAAACCTCATGCTGCTTGGCTACCAGCACGGCCGAGCACGCCAGTACCAGCGCGTTGTGGGCATCGATGAGTTGCTGCTTCTGCTGGTTGATAAGCTGGTTGGCCGCTGAGCCCAGAGCCTCGTAGCGTGTGAGTTTGGCTTGCATGGCGGCAATGGCTGCATTCGGGCGTTTGATGCTCACCGTGACCGCTCCGTCTGCTGGATCGACCATCACAAGGCAATCGGTTTGGATATCGATTGGATCAGTTGAATCGTGCAGGCAATACTTCATGTATGGATCGTCGGTGCTGGTGTATGAGGCTCCGACCCTGATAGATCGCGTTATTGGCGGCACCACATCCGCTATGCCGATGTAATTCGAATTGTCCAAGTTGCTCTCGAACGCATGGTGCTGGCCGATATTGCCGCAATCGATCTTGGTCCAATTCTGCCCATCGAACACCTCGCAATTGCCACCAATGTTCATCCGTTGCGCTCCGATAACTGGCGGAGCGACGATTGGCCAATTGTCGGGTATTGGATGTACGGATGGGTGGTGCTGGTATAAGACTTCACCGCCATTAACGTCGATCCCCGATGGGACGAGGCAATCTGTATTCGGCGTGATGCAAGCTCCATCCTTCATGACACCATTTGGCATTGGAGTAATAGCCTGAGCCTTCACTATTCGGAACTGCCGCGTTGATAGCTGCGCATTCATCTTCGGATGTTCGAGGGCATAAACACGTGACTCCACCGACCTAAGCGTCCTAGCCATCGTGTCGATCTCTTCCTGATGTGAAATCAAGTGATTATCCAGTGAAGTAACGTTCCCCTTAAGAAGCTCTATCCTCTGCTCGTTCTCGGTGAGTTTCTTTTGTTCCGCTTGAATTAAAGTTGTCTGAAGGTGAACCGAATCTCCTAGGTATTTAATGGAGCGGTTGATGGAATCGATGGCCTCCTGATGTTTTTCGACTATCGTCAGTATTGTTGGAGTTGCGGACTTTGTGGTTTGCCCGAACGCCGCGCACGCGAACGAAGTGGTGATGAGTAGCGCGATTGTCGTTTTCATAAGTTGTCTTCCATGTCGAGTGGTTTCGGTGCGCCTCGTCCGCCGTACTTGAGAGTTATGGTTCCGGGCCGAGTGTTCCACGCATCTATCGATCCCTGTTCATCTAATCTCCCCGGCCCGCTTGTCTGGCAATTAAAGCACTCTATCCAGTAAGTTCCGCAACGTGACACTTGCCTTACTTCGGGGAACCCGCAGAACGGGCATGGCAGAAGCGTTTTCATGAAACCTCCACTTTCACTTGTGCCGCCCCGTTGAGATCGGCATCGTGGTTGATCTTGATTACCCCCACCTTCAGGGCCGTGCGATGCTCGAACTGATCGACGATTATCTCAATCCGCTTTTCGAGATGATCGATGTCTTGCTTGGTGTTTGTTTTGGGTTTCATTTGGCCATGCTCCCGATGGTTCCGGTATCCGTGCCTGGATGGCTCATTACAGCAACTTTCCAAATCGTTTCCGTTACGCGACCGACCGGCTTACTCAACTCAAGTGCAATGGCGACCCTCTTCCCGTCATCTTCGGTACCAACGCCATCCGTCCATATCACGGAATCATCGCCGCCATTGAAGGGAATCCCGCCGCAAGCCATCGCCTCGCAAGGCCATCCATACATACTGGTCGGCCCTATCCAACTCACAAAGCAGCCGTACGGATGCGGGCAGTGGCCGGGCGGGTTGTATTTGCGGTGGATGGCTTGTTCCACCGCTTGCTTCATTTGCTGATCGTCGTGAGAAACCACCCTCCGTATCGGCAAGGTAATTGAGAGCCCAAGGGCCACGCCGAGAATTAGCCCGGCGATACCGCCTACCCAATCGATCGTTGTCTGTTTCATTTCTTCAATTCCCCTAGCATGGCGTGCTGGCTATTTCCCAGCAGGGTTCGCACACCGCTAATCCGGTACATTGCACCTCGATGTAATTGGCTGTACACCCGCACAGTGTTGTTGCGGTGCGCGTTTCCCATGGGGCGGCGTCTTTTGGATAATTTGGAATCATGTGAGCGAGTCCATCACGATCTGGCGATGTAACCCAGTGAGTCATTGCCGCTGCCTCTTAACCACTCTGCAGACAGTCGGCCCCTTGACACCAAACCGATGCCCGATCTGGGCGTAACTCATTCCGTCATCGTGGAGTTTGGTCATCATGACCGCTTCCAGCTCGGTAACGAATCGGCGATCTGCTTTCGGCGGATGCCGTAGCGGGATTACCGCCCGGCTCAGCATCCCCCAAACACTGCGCCTTGGGATCCCGGTGCGCATCGAAATCACAGTGTTGGGTAGGCCCTGCTTCGCCAGTTCGATAACCTGGTCGCGTTGCTCCTGCGAGTAGCTCCCGCGGTAGCGCGGAATCGGCCGACCGGGATGCATGCGGCGTTCCGGCTGCTCGGCTGCTATCAGCCGGTCGAGTTCCTCGAAGCGGGGATCCCGGTTGCCCGGCCATGATTGGAGGGTTGCGTAGTGGGAATGGATCTCTAGCATGAAGGCTCCTTCATTCGGGGTTAATCATTGAGGCTGACCCACCAATTTCCTGGTCGATCGATTCTTGCTGCTGTTCAAGCGTTGGCGGGCGCAAGCCATATTGCTTGGCAATCTCAGCCGGTGTTCTGTACTTTGGTTTGGGCGGTAGGTCGTACTCAAATTGACGCATTCCTGGGTGGTTCACAGTTACGTGCGCCTGGCAGTCCACCCAGCCGAGCGATTGCCGCATCACCTCTATCGCCGTGCGGTCGATCTCCGCGATGTGGTGGCAAATGGCCTCATGGTCGGATTCCCGCCATACATGGCCGATGCGGGATTCGGAATGTTCTTGTGGTGTTTGTGGCATTTTTATGCGGCCTCGGGGTGATATTCGAATGGATCAAAGCGCGTGCAGGTTTTGAAGTGCATCAACGGCATGTACATGTGCTGCAGGCCGTATCTATTCTTCCCGATCTTCAGCCACGTTTTCACCGGCCCCTTGGAAAACGTTTGGTTCGCCGTGGTCCGGTCGCGGTCGTCTTTGTCGTGATAGAGGAGGAGCACCGTAGCGGCGTCTTCCTCGATAGCACCTGAGCCACGCAAGTCGCTTACCTCCAGTTCGGTACGCTTATCCGCCGAATTGGAGCGACTCGTTTGACTGACAAGCAAAACCGGAAGATTACACTCCATCGCAGCCCGCTTGGTGGCTCTTGAAATATCAGTAAACTTCTCGACGTCGCCGCGCACCTTGGCATCGGCCGACATCAGTTGCATGTGATCGACAATCACCAGCCCGATGCCATCGCGCTTCTTGAGACGGGTGGCCTCCGAAACGATAAACTCCGGCGATACCGAAGACTTGTTGGATACGTAAAGCGGCATCTTGGCGAGTTCATAGCTGACCGAGTTGATGGATTCGCGCATTTCAGAGAAGTGCGCCGGGCTGTTGGCCGGATGCTTCTGGTTCCATCGAAGATCAAGTAAATCGACGCGAGCCTCGATTGAGCAGATGCGCTGAAAACAATCCCGCCAGTTCATTTCCATTGACAAGATCAGCGTAGGGATTCCAGAGCGCAATGCAGTCCAAGCGAACTGCATTGCCAGAGAAGTCTTCCCGGCTCCCTGGTTGGCGCCGATGATGTACACCTCGCTGTTGCGTAGACCGCCCGCCATGGCATCGGTGAGTTTCGACCATGGAGTTGGTATCCCTTCGGTAGCGGCTAGATCCCAGAAGGCGGAAAAACCGCCGGCATCTTCGATTGCCTGAACGTACGTGCGCAGGTATTTGTCATTTCCGTGCGGAACGTCTAGCGAGAACGTCCAATCTTTCGACCAATCCTGAGCCCGTGCGTAGTGGTCGAGAACCTGGTCGACGGTTCCGCCATCCTGAATGAAATCGGCGATGTCCCCTTTTTCTGGTAGTCCAGGAAGTTCAATTATGCGAACTGACTTGGCAACTGCTGACAACATCTCGGCAACTTTCAATGCGTGCCCGCGACCCGCTTGGTCGTTGTCCGGAAGAATGCCGATGTGCTTACCAGCGAACCATTTCACAATACCCGGTGCGAAGTTTTTGGCTCCGCCATTATTGCAACTTCCGGTGAGATTTAACCCGCGCAGTGTCTCAACTGACTTTTCACCTTCGGCAATGAAAACCAAATCGGCGGCCAACACGTTCGGGAGGTTATATGGGACCAATTCAATGCCCTTGATTCCATTTGCCCAGCCTCCCCGGTGTGGCCGCTGCTGTGTGAATCTCTTGTCTCCGTCTCCCAAACGCATACGGACGGCCCGGAACACTACATTCCCAAACTGATCGTGATACGGGTATTCTGCCTCGAATCGATCTCCGTAAAGATCATCATCCGTCCTCCCAAGTAACTTGAACACCTCCCGTTTGGCCACCGGAAATTCAGTTCCACTCAAGGCCTGATCGAGTGAGATGATGTCCCAGCCCTTGCCGCATTTGCTGTGGCAGTTGGCGAACCCAGTCTTCGAATTGACCGAAAAGTTGTCTCCCTCGCCGTTGTGGACAGGGCAAGGTCCGCGCCATTCACGCCCGCGCTGAGTCAGTTGCGGGAGTCGTATCGCGTAGTAGGTTCTGACTTCGGATTCGAGGAAATTCATCTGAGAATAGACCCTTCGGGTGGCTGACTGCTCTGTCCATTTACCGCACCTGGAATGAAACCACTCGGAAACAGATTCGCCGTGGGAGGCCGAATCCACGTTTGCCCTTTTAGGTATTTTTCGGAGTCTGTAGTAAATCCCTCCTGCCATTTGCGGGTTTTCATCCAGAGGGGATGATTTGTGAGCAACGAAAGCAGTAGTTCGCTGCTGGCAACGTACTTGCCGAATGATCGCCACGTGTCGCCTTTGACTTCGCCGAGGAACGTATCGATGAACCATTCGCAAGGGTTGGAGTATTTTAGGCCAGGCCCAATCTGCTCATGCTCCATCGCGGTGTCCAGCTGCTTCTGCTCATTCGGGTTAACCTTCGGTTTGAAGGCGAACACGTTTTCGGATTTTGGTTCCTCGACGATTTTTTCCTCAAGCCCGGTTTCGGGTAAAGGGTTACAAGAACCAAGTACCAAGAAACAAGAACCAGACGGGCCGGTTCCGGCTTTTCCGTTGCTAGCCGTTGCTTCGCCGGAACTAGCCGTGGCTTTACCGGAATTAGCCGTTGCAAGAAATTTCTGGAAATGTTCTATCTCGGCATCCGGCTCCTTGGGATGCGGATGTTGATGTTTCGAGAAGTTCAAAATGCCTATAGCCGCGCCGGAGTCGGGACGGTACCGGATGATGAATCCCTTTTCGGAGAGCAATATCAGCCCAGACTCGACATCGACATCGTCGTACGGAAAGATCTCGGCCTTGATCTTCTTTACCCGATCCTCCATGATGCCGCGCCGGTCGGCCATGGACCATAAACCCTGAAACAGAATCCTGACCCAGAAGGGAAGCTCGGCAATTGTGTCACTTTTGAAAAACGATGGCTTGATAGAACGAGCGCGCATCTATGCCGCCTCCCGGAAGTCGTAACTGAGTGCTTCGCCCATCGCTCGCTTGTAGCGCTCGGTAAAGCTGTCATCGTCCAGCCAGTCGCCGGATTCACTCTCCGACCATAGGCGCCCCTGCTTGAACTGTTTTCGGTGAAAGTGGATGTCCAGGGAATAAAAGGCGTGAGTGACTTCACCGGCGTCCATCGTTGCGCCGGGATACAAGCGACACTCAGGCGGCCCGACAAGCAGCAGGACATCGAATCCGCTGCGCACCGCCAGTAGGTTTGCCTTGGTCTGCTCTTCCGGTTTTAGTGTGGTCGGTTTGGCCTCGGCCCACAACCGGATTTGAGGAAACCAGAAATCGGGAAGGTAGCGGACGGAGCCCAACTGGTAGCCCTCCGTCTCATACTCGAACTTCAGATCGATGTTGTCGAAGAAAACCATCCAGCGTGCTTCAAGACGGCTACGGGTGAGATAATGCCGGTACCTGGTGGGGATTGGAACGATGTCCGCGGACGGCGCGTTATACTCTATTGAGAGCATTTTCGGAAACCTCTTTCCGGTATTGCTTTAGGGTTGGTGTGAGGTCGCAAGCTTCACGCCAACCCGCATAAACCATCATACTGATCCCAAGGTCATTCCGCAACATAACAACTCCCCCGTGTTTTCCTGAAATTCAACCGCATTTAAGCCGACCAACTTACTTAATCTCATCACTAAACAATGGAACCTGAACCAACCCACGTACGTCTTCCCAATCCCGCTCTGGTCCCGGTGCCCACTCCTTCGCCCGGCCGCCCTTAATCAGCGCATTCGCTATGAAATCCGCCACCTCGATCACTTCACCGACATGGTGGGGCTTCGCGGCGCCCAGGTCGAACTCGCGGATGAACTCAATGCGGACTAAGCGGCGGGGTTGCTTCATTTGTCCGGTACGGGCTTATCGTTCTCGTTTTTCATTTTCCATACCAAGCCATTCAGTTTGCTCTCGGCTTCATCCTTAGCAAGTTGGGCATCCCGCAATTTGCGGTCAGTGCTTAGTAACACTTCTATTGCCCATTTCAACTCGGACATCTCGTCATTGGTTATCGGCATAGCTTCGCTCCATCGCTCACGGTCATCTTGCGGCAATCGGGCAGTGGGGACCAATGACTGAAATAGTCTCCATATGCTGCCCGCATACCTCCGACGACCGGCTCTTCTTCGGTTTGCGGCTTCCACCAGAGAACAGCCCCGTATTCTTGGCGATATTCGGACTTCGGCCGCAAGCAGTAAACTCCCAGCATCTCCAAGCAGCGCTCGGGGTCGCTCATGTAATGGGTTGTTTCCAGTTCTTCTCGCATCAGTATTTCTTCCCTCCATCCGCCTGGCGGGCCTCACGGTCAGAGCGCTCCCTATCGACCATCCAGCGCGCGAACGTAAATCGATCACCGGGGATGTAGGGCGGCGTGCGTTCGTGGCAAAATCGCCAAGCGGCCGATTTGGACTCAGGCCAATCGGTAGCCACCACACTCATTGCATCGGTATCGCTGCTGGCCGTCACGAGGGCGCAGATGCACGCATGATCTTGAGAATCGTAGCCAGATACCCACCAGCCAATTACCGCTTGGTTCTTCGGTGGATCACTAAGTGGCCTGTAATCTTCGGTCGGTTGAACCCAAGAAATCCAATATCGCGTCATCAGTATTTCTTCCCTCCATCCGCCAGCCGCGGGATCACAAACTCACCTCAATCTCAACGCGCTCGGGTAGCCCAAACTGCTTCGTTGCCGACAGGGAGATCACTTGCGAATCGTCCACAAAGGCAATTCCGGACAAGGCGTCGAGAACTCCACGCGCCAATTTATCGACATCAGATTTTGTCGTCTTGTGAATGATTTTCTTAGGTAAACTCTTCGGCCGGGCGAAGTAGAAGCGCATCGCCACGCTTACGGCTTGGCTTGTTGGCTTCTGTCCGGCAAGCTGACCCGCAGCCGTCCAGGAGATCTGCTGACGCCAGGGCTTCAGTGCCGCGTTGTCAGTTGTGATGACGGGCCGCGTCCAACCCTTCGGCATGAAGGCTTTCGTTGAACCTTGGGGCTCTGACTTGCCATAGACGGTGATCGACAGTATTTGGCCGTGATCCGGATTGAGCACGGCCTTGATGTCTGATGAAAGCATGGCGATTACATGGTGCCGCGCAGGATGTCGTATTGCAGTGTTTCCCCGATGGAGCCAGCCGCCTTATCGAAAGAATCGTTCAGGATTTCAGTCGGGCCGTTCATCTTGTAATGGAAGGTGAGTTTCCCTTGCGAGATGCGGAACCGGAGGCGGATCGAGATGGTAATCTTGTCCTCTCCGTAGAACACCGGAATACTGATCGAGAACCGCTCGGGAACGTCCAGGTTGCCAACGCCAACACTGCCTTTGATGGTCTCCTCGTAACGGAGTTGTGTCTGCCCGTTCTTCAGTGATACCGAAGAAGCGAAGTTGACGTCTGTCTTTGCGTTGAGATCCCGAGCCACCTCCAGCATGAAAGCTGGCGCCGGGCTCGCAATGTCCGTCATGTTGTCTTCGATGAACTCAGCGAACTCTACCTGCGTGAATGAAACGGTGTTCTTGCCGAACCACGTTTGCCACTGAACTGATTGCTTCAGTGTGAAGTGGGCCTTATGGTCACAGAACTCCGGGCGCATCTCGCCAGTTCCGTGGTAGTCAATCACCGCCAGGAATGAAAGCTTTTCAGGGTTCGCGAAAACCTGCGTACGCTCGTCGCGGAACAGATCCACGTAGCGGCAAAAACTAACCGCGTTGGAAAATACGGGGGCAGCCTTGATCCGGTCCGGCCGCAACCCATGTGGGTGCTTCAGTGCCATGAGCGATTCGAGCTTCGAATCGTTCGGCACAATCGCATACGGGATTTGAAGATCTACGCCAAGGTGCGGCTCCGCGAGCTTCTGACCCAAGCTGACGGCCGCCAGTAGCGCCGTCTTGTCTAAGTTCGTTTCGTTTGCCAAATTACTTCCTTCTTTCTTCGGAGAATTCTTTGAGTTCCAGGTCCATCTGATCCGGATCGTCGCGCGTTAGTTTGCCGTCAGGAGTGACAAAGAAGATGCTCGACCCCTGATCATGTTGCGGCTTGGTAATCTTCACTTCCGGGCGAACTTCGAACTGGTTGATGCGCCCCTTCTTCAGCCCGCTCGGCGTGACATCGAGAGTGATAACCAGCCTTCCCTTGCCGCCCGTGTCGATGATGGCGTCCGATAGCTCCTGGAGCTTACGGCCACACTCAATGGCGAAGTTACCTCTATTCAATTCGCAGATGGTCGAAAGGATATCGGCCACCTTGTGATCACTTTCCGCTTCTTCCTGCATTTGGTTACTTGCGCTCCTTTCAAGCGCTACATATCTAAGATTGATCGGCATGAACGGTAGCACCTGTCCGTGACCGTTGTTGTCGATGCGGAACTGAACGGTGGGATTCATCTACTAAACCCCCGCAATGCCCGCAAATAACGACGCTCAGACATGAATTGTTGGATGCGCGGGAACATCGGTTTGCGTACAATCTTCATCGATTCCCACGAATAAATCAGGCGATTTGCGCAAGAGAAACATTGAACGGTGGTGAGGTGAGTTATCGGGTCTGTTTGGGGGAAGGAATGGGAGTTATGCAGACACATTCATCGACCTCCTAATAAGCTCGACAAGTGCCGCGCCCATTCCGGCGCCGGAGAACAAAGATATGTAGGTAAGTGGAGCCACATTCACATGTCACCTAACAATTCAGCCATCTCAGTAGTGATGCTTCTTCGTCCGTGTATCATGTCGTTCATATGCTGCGGACTCACTGCAAGCATTCTGGCTAAAGCATTTTGGGGTAAGTCGATTCTGGAAAGATGGGATATGAGAACGGATTCGGCCTTGTCTGACAATTTCCGCAATGCGAACAATTGCCTAGCGGCCGCAGTAAGTAACTCCTTGTCTGTCACGCGCTCTCCTTCTCCACCAGCAGCCGCTCGGCCATCAGTTGATTGAAACGCCACCTAAATATCGTCCTGGCCCTGAATGGAGTCCAGCACTGAATACCAGGCTCGTTGCCAGTCAACGGAACTAGCTGACCAGACCATAGTTCCGGGTCATGGTTCATCAACTTCCCGGCCTCAACAGCAAGCATCCGGTTATCTGCCTCTTTGATCGATGCGGGTTCGTCCCCGAGATCAAACGCCACCTCGACATTGAGCATGAGGCGTTTCTCGATCAGCGCGTACTCATCGCCCAGTCGGGAATTCTTTTTGATCGGCCTGGATAGGTCGCTTATGTAGGCTTCCGCTGCATCGTGAAGTAATCCCCATAGAGCATCGGCTGGCGGAACCAACAGACTGACATGCACGCAGTGCTCGGCGACTGAATAGAAGCGCGACGTGTGTCCATTGAATCGGCACGTCATCGAGAGTGCGTGGGCAATGTCCTGTATGTCGATCTCTTCCGGTCGCGGGTCCAGTGGCCAGAACTTACGCCCAGTAAACGTTTGGATGTAGTCGCCTTCGCGGATGTCGCATAGTTCCGCGTCTATTCTGGCTAGGGTCGTCATGCTAAGTGCTCCAGTAAATTACCCTGGATCGAGTTGGACTGTTCGTCTAAATTACGCGCGGCTTGTCCAAAATACGACTCTTTCAGTTCCACCCCGAGAAAGCGCCGGCCCATCCCCAGCGCCACTACACCCTCTGATCCGATGCCTGCGAATGGGGATAACACCAGATCACCGGGATTAGTCCATAACCGAATGGCCCGACTGATGACTTGGAGTTGAAGCGGAGCGATATGACGTTCGTCTTTGTGCTCCCGTGCCGACTCGCGTTGTAGTGTGTCCGATGGATCGATATCCATCCAAACTGGCGATGCGTATTCCTGCCACTCAGACACCGGGAAGGACTCGTGAGTCTTGGTTACCGGATCAGGATTCACGCCATCCTTGCGCATTGTGATGAGGTAGTCGGGAATGCCCTGCCGAGATAGTGCGGAATCCTTACGAAGCTGCTTGTAAAGGAGTCCAATGGCCTTCGTACGCTGCATGGCCGTCACTGGGTCTTTCCAGATACACGTCTCGGAATGGAGCACCATGCCTTGATAGTTCCCGCAAGCGTGCGGTTCATCATCGCCGAACTCGGGCCGTGGATTATCGCAATTGACGCAACGTTCGTGCGCTTTAATCAACGCCCCGCGGAAGTCGCGCTGCCCGATCACTCCGTCTCGTTCCTTAGATAAGGGCAGGTTCATGCAATGGAAGGAGAGTAGGCGGCCCGGCTTGAGGACTCGGTATAACTCCTTTGCCAGAAACCTATAGTGGTCGATGAACTGCCGGTAAGTGAGCGAGTTGCCCATGTCGCGGTCAGAGTTGGAATAGCAATATAACGAACTAAATGGCGGGCTGTAAATTATGTAATCCACCGAATCGTCAGGCACCTTTTGCAAAACTTCCACGCTATCCCCCAGTCCTAAATTCCAACCATCACCCGTTCGCCATTCCGTTCGGTAGGGAACCTTCGTCCGCATCGCTCCGTCCAGTTGCGTCTCGCGCATCGCTTCAACGAGTGAACGACGCATGACAATATCTTCCTGTTCTTTGCGCTTGAGAGACTCCGCTACCTTGCCCTCGGTCTCCGCGCAGATGATGTGGACATAGACGGGCCGTAGTTGCCCGAAACGCCAGCATCGGCGGATGGCTTGGTACATCTGCTCATAGGAGTAGGACAGTCCGACGAATGCAACCCAGTTGCAGTGTTGCCAATTCATCCCAAATCCAGCGATTCTCGATTTGGTGAGAATCCAGTCTATGTCTCCTTGGGAGAACCGGGATAGAATATTCTCCTTTTGCTCGGAAGTCATCCCGGAACCACGAACCTCATACAGATCAAAGTTCTCTAGTCGGGCCTGCCTATTGATCTCATCAGCCTCGTAATCCGTGTTGCACCAGATCACACCCATGGATGTTTCGTCCACGAGTTCCATCAACTTCTCGACGCGAGGAGCGGTCGTAAGCCGCATCTCTTTATGTAGCCCAGTGGCGCTCATGTCCGGCGCGCGGAACAGCATTCCATCGGTGTCTATAGACTGATCCACCTTCACCACATGCTCAATAATATGGAGCGGTGGGAGGTCATATCCATCGTCACTGAATCCAAGATCAGACGGCTTCTCGATGGACACGGCCCATGATGAGACCCATCGCCAGAAGTCTTTCGTGGCATGGCCCTTCAGTCTCCACTTGGACGTATCGCCGCCGTCATGAACGAACCATGTCGCCAGCATCTCGACTGCTGTCATTACCCCGAGAAACTCAGCATGGTTGCCAAGTTCCATGTGATCGTTTGGAGCCGGGGTTGCGGTACAGCACAATCGGTATTGCGTTCGGCTGAAGCGCTCGATTAGTTCTTTTTTGGTTGCACCGTTTAGGGACTTGAGGATTGAACTTTCATCGAGTACGACGCCCGCGAACTTAGACGTGTCGAACTTATCAAGCCGATCGTAGTTCGTTACATAGATACCCTCATTCCCGCATTCCGATTGATCCATTGCCCGGTAGATCTCGATGCCGAACTTATCCCCTTCGCCCACGGTCTGATTGGCTACAGCGAAAGGAGCCAGTATCAAAACGGCTCCGAACGTTTTATCGACGATTGCCCTAGCCCATTCCATCTGCATGAACGTCTTGCCGAGTCCGGTCCCCGCGAAGATAGCGGAACGTCCTCGTTTAAGCGCCCATTTCGCAATGGCGGATTGGAAATCCTTCATTCGCGGATTCAGGTCGGATAGTCCGACGTCCCATCCATAATCGAGAGCTTTCTTTTCTTTCGACGCCAGGAACTCCGCGTACGGAATCTTCTCCAGCAGTTCCGAAACGTGCTTCACTTGGCACTCCCCGAATCTTCTGGCAGGGGCGTGCGCTTGTTCCATGCCGCGCACGCCTTTTCAATCTTGCCCATGCCATCGAATGACGGTCCAGACGAGTAGCATTGTACGCAAGTCACCCATCGGTTATTAGCCCCATCGACAAACATGTCTCCTGACCCACAGAACGGGCACGGTAGTAGCGTCACTTGCCCTCCACCACTGGGTTGTCCAGTGCCCACCCGATGAAGCTGTGGAGCATGACGGCGTTCCTACGGCTCAATCGAATAATGACTTCCGCTGGAGCGCCATCTTCTTCAATCAGGATTGATAGCCCCTTTGTCGTGGGCGTCACCGTTATCTGATGACCGGGTTGGCCCATCACCCGGCTCATTGGCATCATTTGGGCACCTTCGTAAGTTCGGAGACCGGACGCCAGTAGCCGTTATCCAGCAATGCAGACGCGCCGTACCATGCCGGGATGATTTTCTCGACCACATGCGGTAGGTAAAATTCAGGGTGCCTGACGATATCGCCGATTTTGATGGATTCTCCATCAACCGGGAGGCTGACCTTGGTCAGTTCGGAGACTGGACGGGTGCCAAAGAAGTCTTCGAACGTGGCATTGGGCTCTTGACCGGGAGCTCCAATCGGCACATGGATGCGCTTCACAATCCGCGGCTTATCCCAGTACGGGCTGGTTACTAAGTCCCCGACCTTGATGGCGGGCTTGGGAGTTTCGGGCGGGCCAGTGACCTTGGTGAGTCTTGAAAGAGGAAAGTAATAGCTACCGTTCCCGTTCCTAAATATGGCAACGTCTTTCCTAATTGCCAGGTCGTCCTTGTACAGAATAGTGTCTATGGTTAGCCCGTTGCGGTCTCCCCAGTCTTCAGAGGTAACGATATCTCCCGGCTGAAGTGGTTCCGGCGTGGGCTCGAGGAATTCGGCACGGATGGTTTCAGCGATGGATTTGAAGAGATCGGAAAGCATTTTTTTGTTTGTATTAACGCCCTCCACTATTCCGGCGCAGCGCTCGACCGTTTTGAGGCAGCAGGGGTTCATAGAGACTCCTTCACGTAGCGAACGATGGCGAGTCTTGGTTCTCCACCGACGCGACAGCCTTCGATTTTGTGGATCGCAAGTTCAGCGTCTTCGCGGGTAGTAAACACGGTGATTCCGTCGTCATCGCCGAGGATGTCGCCGTCTTCGTACTCCACGATGAACAGTTCCGTCATAGAGCCCCTTTCACCCAGCGGACGATTTTCGGCCCATCCGCGATGTCGAATTGGTTTTTCTTGGCCTCAGCTTCGGCGCGTGTTTCGAATACGGCGAATTCTTCGTGATACGTGGCCAGGACGTCTCCGTCGGAAAATTCTATGGTGTAGAGCTCGGTCATGCCGCTGGCTCGGGTGCGGGAAAGTTCGGTCGGGCGAATGCGCCGAAGTGTTGGCGGGCTGCAACGTCATAGACACGCGCAGCCTCTTCAGGCGTAGGGTAGTCGCCCAGGTTGATCTTTTTGTAATTAATCATGATCTGGGCGCGAAACTTTCCGGTGGATTTATTGAGCGTTATGCCCTTCAGTGGCGACTTCGATCGCTTCTGTTTTTTGGCGTTCCAAGAGTTCTCGGCATTCGTGCAGGCGCGGAGATTGGATCGGCGATTGTCCAGCGGATTGCCGTTGATGTGGTCAACATATTGACCATCCACCGCGCCGATTATCAGCCGGTGCATACTCAGCGTTGCGGCGCGCCCGTTAGAGCGGACAGCGTACCCTTGGTTCTCTTTCCAGCGGTACTTCCGAACCATCTCCGCATCGGCAGAATCGACGATTGCGAAACTCCTGTTCAGCGGGACAAGCTGAGCGCCTTCCGGGACTTGCGGAGGAACAATAAGTGGTGCCTGAATCCGCGGCGGTATGAATGAGATTTTAAGGTTTGCGGCCCGACAGTCTAGCCCGTCCCGATTCTTCATAGAGACGACCATTTCGGCTGAGGCCTCGGCGACTACGCGCCGGACGAAAATCTCACCATCGGTGAGCTTCGCCACCACCCGATAAATCCCGTCTCGTGTGTCAAGCTTGGCGAACCAGGAGTGAGTGCCCGCAGCCCGTGATACACGCGGCAAAGCCTTCTCGTCGATCAGACATTCCAGTCCACCCGCAAGATTAATGGCGACCGTTTCGCCCCTAACTTCGTATGTGTTTTTCAAACGTCAGACGGACGCGCCCACGTATCTAGCCGTGAATCCAAATAGCGCATCCTTGCCCTTTCTGCGGGTTGCCGCCTATTGGCGATCCGCTTACTGGAGCAGGTTTCAGTTAGTTGGGAGGTAAACGATTAAGTTCGACACCCACTGGCTTCCGCCTGCTATTAACTCATTCTACGCGCGTTAACATACAAAAGCAAGTCATTACGTATCTTTATATGAATCTTTTACCGCACCCACTTTGCCGTGCATTTTCTTCAGCGCGTCAGTAATTCGGCGCTGTGAGCTTTTAACGAACGGCGCATAATACCGCTCCGTTGTGGTGATCGAAGAATGCCCGAGGAGGAGTTGCACCGTCCTCATGTCCGCCCCGGAATCCAGCAGGCGGACGGCGAATGTATCACGGAAGCGATGCGGGTGAGCATCCGAAACATTCGCAATCTTGGCAACCCGCGAGAGCGACAGTCGCGCCACATTACAAGCCACATGGATATCGGACTTGCCGGACCAGAAAAAGTATTCGCCATCGCCTGGAATCGCACGCAGGGTATCGATAACATCGGAGTCAACCCACAGGTACATATCTGTCCCGGTTTTCATTACCCGGATGAGAATGTCGCCGGTCTCAAAATTAACCTGGGATCGCTTGAGTTGCATCACGTCCGAGACGCGGAGCCCGGTATTGAGCAGAACTAGAACGCGGGCCTTCGCTAGCAGTCGGGTGCGCGGCTGTCGTTTCTTGTTGCTCTCTTCGATCCGGTCGCATGCCGAAAGCAGTGCGTACACTTCGGCATCAGAGAAGGGAAGCGTCGGGCGCCGGTAATCCTTTGGGTGCTCCATTTTGAGCGCGACGTTTTCGCCGGTCCACTTGTGAGTGATGGCGTGCTTGTAGAAAATCTTCAGACATTCAATGTCCTTGCGCTCCGTGCTGGCGGCAAGGTTGCGGGATTTCTCAAAGTGGATCAGGTCATTCAAGGTGAGCGACTGGACCGTCCGGCCCGGATACTTCCTCCCGAGTGCCCGCAACGTTGCTTGATAGCTGTCGATGGTGGAGGGAGAAATGTTGTCCTTGCGGAGGATCAGGTATTGCTCCACGGCATCGGAAATCGTGATCTTGGAAGCAGACTTACCAATATTCCCCGCTTGCCAATCTTCATAGATCCGCTCGGCCTTATTCCAATCGCGTACGCCCGTACTCTTGAGGACGCGCGGGAATCCTTCAATTCTGACGTCGGCCCAGATGGGGCAATTGCATCGGGTGTAATCCCGGCCCTTATTGGAGTGCTTACAGCTCTTGAGATGTCGGCGGAAAAGGGGCATGGAGACTATTTCAACAGCCGTCGATACACGCGGTCGAAAACCGACTGAGGAATGCGAATGCTTTCGTATTTGCGTTTGCCGCGAGTGGTAGTCGCCGGTAGGCATATCACTCCAAGTTCGTCCTTGAAGATTCGCCGGATAGTTGTGATGTCGAAGTTCCATATTTCGGCGATCTCCTTCGGGCTGTAGTGGCGCTCCGTCGCGCATGGATTCCTCAATCTGAACTACCTTGTGAGCTTGGCCGCCGCGCAAGTATCCAACAAAGTCATCGAATCTTCCCCAAAATCGAATAGAGCACTGAACTGAGCCCTAACTGACCAATGACCAAAATGAGCACCATGCAAACCAGAATGATTGATATGCCGGTCAGTTGGGAGATGATCGTTTCACCTTGCTTCTCGGTCACAAGCCCACCGCCTTCAATGCCGCAAGGCAGATGGCACGCGGAGCGGACTCGGCAAATGAACAAGCGACGAATGGTTCTCGGTCGGAATAAAAAACGCATTTCGGATTCGCCGTTCTGGAGATCTCCCAAGTCCAGCCCAGTTCATACATACGTTCCACGATCATCCACGCATCGGCGATCGATTCGAGCGGATTCCAGCAAGAGCCGGGAAGGCTACCCATTCCGTCTCGGCAATAAAGCGTCTTCCCTTCTGGTGTTTTCAACTCGTAACTAAAGAGATGCCCTCTCGGATGGGGTCCGGGATTGGTTACTTTCCATTGCATGACTTTCTGAGTTAGGGCTATAATTATTTCCGCATCGCCCACCTGGACATCATTGAGAGTCTTCATTTGGCCCGCCCGTCATCCGCACTAGCCAGAGTCTCCAGCCGGTCAATCCTCCGCTGTAAATACCATGCGGCCTTCTTTAAGTCTTCTATCTCGGAGCCCTTTTTCCCAGCCCGCGCAATGTACTTAAAGGCGTTACCTAAATGGAAGCAAAGGCCCAATGCCTCGATCACCTTGATGGCTTCGTAGGGATCATCGGCGCCGCCGTAGTGCGCCGGATGGTTAACCGTCCTGTCGAATCCGCCGGTGCCGCGTACTGTCACGTTCATGTAGTTCGGTGTCACGTATTCTGGAGTCAGGCTCACAGCAAGCCCTCCACCTTGGCATTCGGTCTCCTTCAACAGAAACTCCAGCCAGCGAGCGGCATTATTCTCGATGGCCAATACAGCATTTCGTAGCTCGCAATTCCACGCGCTGTCGTGGTTGCAAAACTCACACGTTCGGGTGTCGAACGCATCAACATCAGTTTGCGTGCATGTGCATTTCGGCTCAGGGAAATCCGCCGCGGCCAATCGATCCAGCGCCGCGCGGATCTCCTGCTTGGTGGCCAGGCGTTCAACGTTTTCCGCGATTCGGTCTATCTCGGCCTGCATCATAATTCCCCCAAGCAAAACGGACAAACCCAACAATGCTGATCCAGCCCGGCAACGTGATAGACGACTGACCAGATCGTTTCACCATCGGCCCCGCGATAGCCCTGTAGCCGCAAGCCATGCTTGGGAAGGGCATCGTCAAGGCATCGCTGCATCGAGAAGCACTTCTGATCTCGGGAGCATTTCTGAACGCGGTTGACGATGCGATGCTCGATGACGTTGATCGGCGCTTGTTCGTTTATTGCTATGTCCATCACGTTCCTTTCAAAAACACGGGAGCCCCGTAAACTCCCTAAATGGCTGAGACGGGCACCGCCAGCCAGCGGCCTTCAAGTGCTCGCCCTGCGAGTCCGATCGGCAAGATTGGTATTTCCTCCCCCCGGAAGAAGCCAATCCTTTCTGTGGCAGCGCCGATCGGACTTGCAGGGCGATCGGTTTCCCGATCATCCCGCCCACCTCACACCATCGTCTTTTCCGGCGAGTACAGATTCGCGTCATCCTCTGATCTCTGAATGAAGTACTGCCGAATGTCATCCCGCAACTTTGGCTTGTTGGGATTCAGTTGCCAGATCCCTTGGTAATCCTGATGCACGTCAACGTAAGGAGAGTACTCGTTATTCGCCAGAATCACATCGCGACTTGAATAAGCCCGGCGCGTCTTGGATCCGTGGAAGTTGTGGACGGCCATTCCATCCACGTAGCCAATGTTCTTTTGCAGCACCTTGGCGCGCTCGATCCAGGTGCGGATGTAGTGCTTATAGTCCGGGTGATACTTCTGGGAATGAATGTCCGGTGGCTCCACGTTCACCAGGCCGAACGCCATGTACCAGTCTGCGTGCCCAAGGATGCAGCGATCCAGCAGGCCGCCGACAGCATCGAATGCGGAGCGCCTGAACGCGAATGCTCCACCGGTGGCGCCCACGCCGCGCATGAATACCGAATCCTCGTATTTGCCCTTGCCGCACTTGATGTGCGTGTTGTGGTACTGCGGGCTGACCTTGTATCCGTTGTTGATGTAATTGAAAAAGAAGCCCGTGTTAGCCCGGATCGGTAAGTCCTTTTGTCCGTAGACGTCGCCAGTGATATCGACGTAGCTGGAGAACAACTGAACGAAGTCGTAGTGCTGGAGTTGATGCACGGCCTCCAGAGCCCAGTCGTGGCGCGTGAAGTGGAAATCGGCATCGATGATCGCTCCGTACTTCCAATCGGCCGGAAAGTGGGTAATGACGCGATTGAGAATGTTTTCCTTGTGAAACAGTTCATTCTGCGTGCGCATCTGAACATCATTCGGATGTTTGGTTACGTCCGTAACTTCGAATGGGCGGTTAGCGTAAGCCAGTTCTCCGAAGTGGAGATCGACGTTTGCGGAGTGGCCCATATGCCGGCGGAAATCGTTCGCCAATTCGCGGCGCATCCTCCACCGGAATGGGTTGGAGTATGCCGTCGCCACGTGGAGCGTCTGATCTTCAGACCAGCCCGACCAGGGATGATGTACGTCTGGGTGATTGCGATGGTGCTCAACTGGCATTCGTCTCCTGTCAGATTTGATTCCGGCTTCTATGCTTGGGAATACTCGCCGATCGCCTGCACTTCACCTTGCGCAAACCGGGCTACTTCGATGTTCCCGCCGTCAGCGAATACGTACCAACGGCTATTGAAAAAGAGTTGGAGGGAGAAAGACGCGGCGCTCACCGTTACCGTGCTTTGCCCGCGAAGTAAGATCTTGAATGTTTTCATTTTGATTAGTCCTTTCACTACATGGAACCGTTCTCGCGCTAAGGTCGCGCTGCAGGACCATCGACAAGTCCGAATCCAGCTTAGGTACCGCCAGCTCGATGCCTTGCTGGCATGTCGATGATCCTGCGGCGCTGTCAGATCGCCCTGACAGGCCGCGCTCGGTCAATTCACTGGTTCCGCGTTCCTCCTTTATGTGCTAGATTCAACTACGAATCTTTTCCGCCCTGCAAGGCTTCGATGATGGCGTCGTACTTGTCGCGCGTGATCTGCTTTGCAGATGTCCAGCCGTTGGCGGCCAGGAGCTTGTCTGTCTCGCTGGTCTGCCATCCGGATTCACTCGCGATGGCGTAGAATCGCTTGCACTGACCATCCGTGATGGGTTGCAGTGCTTCGGCTTCCACCTCCGTCTTCGCTGGCAACGTCTCGTACTTGGATCGAGGTTCGGCGATGACCTCGTAACCATCGACCGGAACATCAAAAGCTTCCTCGCGAGAGAGGATGTCGCCGCTCAGCACTCCGGGAGCGAAGCGCCGCTGCGCCCGCGTTACCGCCCTGGCGAAGTACATCGAACTAGGATCTTTCTTGTAGTTGTCCTTGCCCGCTAACCCCGCCGCCCTTGCGTCGATCTCCGTATAGCTGACAATCGCCTGCTCCAGCGCTACGCTACCGTCGGATGCCCGAACGATCTCGCCGGTCTGCGGATTGATACGCGGAATCATGATCGGCTTGCCCTGGTAGAACATTGCCAGCCAGCAACCCTTATCCGTGGCCGTGGGCGCCCACGAGAACCCGGCCCGCTGCATGCGCGCTGCTCGAAGCTGAGCGCTGATCGCCGGGCGGCCCTGGATCAGGTCGATCCCCTGCATGGATTCCGCTGGTGAGAATCCCATCGAATTGCCGAGCGCAATCTTGACGTACGCCTGGGCGATTGACTGCTCCGCACTTTGTCCCTTGATGTCGCCAAACAATCCGCTGGTGACGAATACCCGTGCCATGCGCTGCTCCATCGCGAAGCGCTCCGCGTCGGGCGAGTGGTAAATCGTGGAAGGTTGCGGGACCGTCGCGACCGCGTTCGTTTCGGTTACTGCCGTTCCTGATGCCATGTCTATCGAGCGCTCCTTGCGCTTACCTGTTTCGTTTTGATGCACCGCACTCCGGGCACGCTAAGGCCTTCCTTCAGTGACCGTGCTAGTCCGTTCAATGCGGGCTGATTCGGAAGAACTAGATTTGCCCCTGCGCGCCCGTCGGCAACAGCCCGACACAACTCGCGGATGTTCACCACTTCGGCGCTGTAAACGTCTACCGTCGAGACGCCCTTCACCGGCATCAGTCGAACGGCCGGCATGGGAGTCGGAGGGTAAACGCGCGGCTGTTCGATGATGGCCTTGACTTCGGCCTCCACTTGCTCCGGAGCGTCACCGAACGCCTTGGCCATTTCCTCCGCCGCTTCGACTTCGCGCTCGATCTGTTCGTCAAGTAGTCTCTGCTGTTCTCGCTCCGCAGCAAGCCGCGCTTCCCGTGCGACGCGCTCCTGCTCGGTGCAGTAGCGGGAGATTTCACCCTTGATGGTCCGTTCGGCCAACTCCAGCGGCTCGACAATCTTCTTCTTTTGAGTGATAGCCTCTTTGTGGGCTTCGTGAGCCTTGGCGATGATCGGATCGAAAATCTCGCTGGCTTCTTTGATCAACGGCTTGATAACTTCCGTGATGAACTTTCCCGCCCTCTCGAAGTCCGGCTGAGATCGGACCGTTAGTACTTGCGCCTGCTCCGTCAGTGAGAGCGCTCGCGTTTCGAGTTCGTTTGGTAGCGATAGGGCTGCCATTATTGCTTCTCCTTCTTTGCATTGAAAACGGTAAGAGCTGACTGGAACACGGCAAAATCATGCCGCCGCGTCTCGGGAAGAAACCACTTCATCGCGTAAGAGCCGTCACGGTTGAGCTTCACGGCGGCACGCTGTCCGCACGCAACCCCATGGGCATAAGCCGCCAGTTGGTAACGAACCGCGCCCATCATCCCGGTTTTGAAATCCAGAACGGTGCTGTATCCGCCATCAAAATTACCCACGACATCGACAGTCCCGCAGTATCCTAGCCGGGCATCGTATACGCGCTCCTCGATCATGCCGTCCAACACTTCGAACTTGGTTTGCCGCATGAAAGAATCCATTGCAAGCACGTACCCCTCAAGGGCCGGATCAAGCGTGGTCCAGTCGAGTTCATCGCGAAGCAGTAACGCGCATGCCTTGTGAACCTTCGTGCCGCGATCCGCCGCATGCAGCAGGCTATCCTCGGGGATATTGGAAAGGTTGACGAGCCCGACTGATTGCAGGACTTGCGTGACGCTCGGGTAGTGGACGCCCTCGACCGTGTATTGATGATCGGCATCCAGTTCGATGGTGGTCATTCGCTACAACCTTCCGACACGCCGGCATCCGGCCAACCCAACGTCATCTCATCCGGCCCCATCAACCAGAAGCCGCCGTGCTCCATATGCAGCCCAACCCTGTTGGCGTAGGCTGTGTGATCGGATATCAAAGTGACGACACCCCTGGAGCCCGCCAGTGTGGTCACCTTGTCGCCGAACCGGAGAGCCTTCAATTCCTTAACGGTCATCGCGGCTCCCGCTTGAATACCGATTCCCCGCCTGAACTGCTTCTCCCCACGTCTCGAATAGCGGCCAAGACTTGACCATGTAGCCCGCAACGAACACGCGCAGGTACCAGCCGTAGGGACAAAGGCGCATCAGTTTGAATCGCGTTCGCATTCATTACCTCCCCATCCAAATGCGAATTCCAAACGCGATCCAGCCCAGCCCGGCGAACGTGAAAGCTGACATGGCGATCCACCTGTAAAGCCGGGCTCGCGACCGCCAGCCGCACATGTTCTGGCTGAGGATGCCAATCGTTTCCTGCTTGTGCGTTATCAGGTCGTGTTGATCGGAGATAATCATTTCCGCTGCTGTCAATGCTTCCTCGCAATCGGATTCCGTGGCGAGCTTGGCGATGTCCGCAATCAACCGATCAATACCTTTTCGAGACGGAGCGCGCTCGGGCTCTCGGATCGGCTCCATGATGTGATCGGGCGTAATCCGCATCAATTTCAGAAACTCTTGATCGGCGGTCATGCTTTCCCTTTCTCGCTTGCTACTCATTGAACCCTCCCAGTCTCCCAACCCAAACAGCCACGGGGATGATGAAAATCAGATAGGCGATGAGCCCGGCAAGGATGCGCACAATCAGCCACGCATCGCTGAACAATGCGAACCATGTCAAGGTAAGGAAAGTGACCAGCGCGCAAACGATAGCGATCTCCGGCCAATCGATTGAGTGGGACGTGGTCAAGTGACGTGTCATGCGGCTATCCTCCCCACGGGCTCTTTCAGCCAGGAGCATTCGCACTTGGCGATATCCTTGTAGCATTCGTCGCAATTCATGTACACCACATCTCCACATGCCTTGACCAAAACCTTCTGCGCTTTATGTAGATCGCCGCGGCTGCAGTTCGCATCCTTCAGACAGGACATCGCCTGATCGAACGCGTCCACCGCTTGCCTCATGAAGCGCACGGCTTCGTTGTAGGCGTCCAGTCGCGTCATGCGGCCTCCGTCATGCTTGCGCCGATCGCCAACCCTAACGCGGTCATGCGGGCTTGCTTCAGTTCGGCGCGCAAGGACACAAGCTGAGCCGATAAGCCCTCAATGGTCAGCGCGTTCGCCAGCAGGATGCCCTCATAGGCTTGCGAATCGTCTACCTGCTGGATGGCAAGGTCGATCTCCGCCCGGCGATTCAACGCGCATTCCAAGCACATTCGCTTCTCGTCCGAGATGCCTGGGTTGACGGTGACGTGTGTGCTCCGTAGCGACGGATCCCCGCAATCGGCGCATGTCTCCATGCAGGTCACGCACCCTTCGTTTACCCGGTCGCATTCGTAAACCGGACGTTCGCATGTCGGGCAGGGAACTTCCGTGTACTCGGAATGGTCGGGCGGTTGAAAGCGGTCCATTATTTTCGTCCCCACTTCCCCGTCAGCGCCGTGCAGCCACTGGCGTACACGTACTCCGCTGCATCAGCCTTGAGTTCCGTCAGCGCCGTGCAGCCTCTGGCGTACACGTACTCCGCTGCATCAGCCTTGAGTTCCGTCAGCGCCGTGCAGCCACTGGCGTCCACGTACTCCGCTGCATCAGCCTTGAGTTCCGTCAGC